ATTATTATACGATTTCCCCAAATCGGGTGGGTCTTTTAATAAATATTTATGTAAGGGGAATCGTATGAAACCTATTAGTAATCCTAGAATAAATCAAAAAGTATTAACTAAAACTGGTTATAAAGTCTATAAACACCCAAAAGATAAATGGGATAAATGGGATCGATGGTATAATAGAAAATGTGGTTGGTGTAGTAATTTACTTATTAGACGAGAAAATAAGAAAATGGTATTTTGCGATCATAATTGTAAACGAAAATATCACATGCAAAATAAAGATTCGGTAGGTTTTAATATTTTAAACCAATCAAATAACACATTATTTTATTATTTGATTGGATTAATTTGTGCAGATGGTCATATTGCATATCCTAATAGTTCACCATCACAACGAGGTTATCAATGTTCTATCGAACTTCATAAAAAAGATAATTATCTCCTTAAAAATATAAAACAAACATTTGGTGGTAAATTTACATTAGTAGCATGTAAAAAATGGCATAATAGTATGTGGTCGATACATAATAAAGAGTTTGTTTTATATTTAAAAGATGTTGTCGGATTAACACACAATAAATCTTTTAATCTTAATGTAACATATTGGTTTAATTTGTTAACTGAAGAAAATAAACAATCTTTTATTCGTGGTGTTTTTGATGGTGATGGAAGCGTATATTGTTCAAAATCAAAAGGAGCATATATTTGTTCATGTTCTATAAAATTTATTGAAATGATACATAATTATTTTATTTCAAAAAATATGAAATGTCACTTATACTCACCTCAAGATATACATGATACATATAAAACAATGTTTCATTGTAAATATGCTTTACAATTATACAATTTAATGTATAATAATTATGAAAATTTATTTCTAGTTAGAAAACTAGCCAAATTTAAACAAATAGAAGAATATTATAAGGAGAAATTATGATAATTAATAATCATGAAAAATATGACGGTAAATTATTACATTCGCGGTTTGCATATAGATATTTTAAAGATAAGGTATTACCCACAGGTAATATTATTGCATTTAAAGCACCAATGCTTGTAGAAGCAGAAGGTATGATTGATTTAGAAGATGTAATGAATAATGATTTTATTTATTCCGATCTGGCAATCAATTATTGCTGGGAAATACCGATTATAAATGATAAATATGGATCTGTTTTGTTTCAACGACTATTTTGTAATAGCGTAGCAAATATATTAACTAAATATATTAAGGCCGAAATTGAAGTAGATGGTGACGATTTTTGGGTTTTAAAAGAACATAATCAAGGTGGTATTATACAACAAAGAGGTAAAGCAAGTGTATCAATTGCTACAACCGTTGACAATTGTGCATTAGGACATCTTGGTATTAATGTTGTAGCTGGTAAGAAAGCACCAGCATTCGCATATAGTACCAATTTAAACACAGAACAATGTGAACAATTTATGAGGGAAGTTGTTAATTGTTTCTACGGAATGAGCCATGATGTGTTTTTGGCAACGACAAAACTGACTAAATAGTAAATATTTCAGAGGTATTGCCATGAGTGATAAAGATACAGAACAATTACAAGAAAGTTATAGAAGAATCATAAGAGAAGCCTCTGTCAGAGGATACAAACTGGTTGTTCATGAAGTCGGGAAGAAAGTAGAATATACATATTTTGCAAAAGGTCTTACCAAAGATGAAGCAGTTGCTGATTTCAACAAAACATTACCAACCTTAGGGTATAAAGTAGAGAATTTTGAAATTATTAATGTTATTCCTTTAGCTTACGACCCGCAACTTGAGATAGACTATAATCATGATAGTTTTCGAAAAGGTGCGAAATATCATGGAGACTAAAGTATTTTCTTTTAGGAAATATTATAAAGAACATTTTAAAGAACACTATCCTGATTGGGCCTATTATTGGTTCAAATTACACAGGGTCTAAATATAAAGATCTCGAGTACAATATAATATAGGAAAAGTAAAAAGGAAAAGTATAAAGAAAAAAGAGAAAGAAGAAAATGAAAGATACAGATACAATAATATTAGAAGAAGTATATGATAAGGTTTGTAAAAACAACTCAGTATTAATGCGTATTCTTAAAAAAGTAGCTGCCGGACAGATGACTATTGAAGAAGCAGAAACACAAATTAAAAAGCTTGGGGCTTCAGGTGTTTATGCGGGCGGCACTTAACCATAGCGGCCACTAAAAATAATTGGAATTTTGGTACATTTAATACATTAACAAACGAAAAAATTCAATTAGAAGATCCGAACGAATTAGCGGAAGATGTTTGGAATGATGTGAACATTCGAGTATGGGTTGAAAAGAAATAGTTATGCTTCTTTTTAATTTTTTAAAAGATATTATCTATAGGAAACAGGGTGATTTACTTGATAACCCAGAGAATGAAGTGGATTTTACTCCTTGGTTAATTCAGCGTTGGTTGTCCATGTATTCAGAAGATTCGGCTAAGATATTAAACAATACAACAAACCAATTGTATCCTGTTTTTGAAACAAAGAGGGAATGGTACAAGATATTTCTATCTACCATACCAAAAACATACTTCAAGAAGATTAAATATATTAAGAAGATTAAGAAGGACAAGATCGATAATATCAATGAAGTTTATAAGTTTATTGCGCAAAATAAACAAATGTCGGTTAGAGAAGTAAAAGAGTATATTAAAGAGTTTAATATCGATACTAAGCAATTAGAAAAGATATTTAAGAAAGAGGGTTAATATGGGTGAAGAATTAAATGCTAGAGGTTTACCAGCAACTGTCCATGGTGTTGTACCATCACTAAGTCTTGATACCTATCGGGGTTCAAGAATTCCAACAGATTGGGAGATTATCGGTGTAGCTGGTGATATAATACGAGCAGAGTTTATAGATTGTACTGGTGATGGAGATTACATTGATCGTGGTGGTATATTACTAGACAATAAAGTATCACAATATACTTGGCGCATTGCTAAAGTTATCAATGTAGGTCCTCAATGTCATGATACTAAACCTGGCGATCTAATTATGTTCCCAAATGATAAGGGTATTCCAATGACTAACGTTGGTGGAAAAAATTACATTTTCTTAAATGAAGCAAGAATATTTGCTTTTGTAAAACCTAAGACTATCGAAACATAATGAAAGTAACCATTCCAACCTTAAAACGATTATTAGCAGGAAATGTTATAGAATTGCGATTCCTGCGACGTCGTCCTAAGTTAGGTTGGAATAATACTAGACATATGTTATGTACTAACAATTGGCAATTGCTTAATTCAATACCAGGTAAGACAGCACTTAGGTTTAAACCACCACATCAACAACCAAAATATAATCCAGATCAATATGGGTTGATCTGTGCATGGGATATAATGTTTTGCGAATATCGCATGCTTAGTCCAGAAACGCACGAAATAGTTGCAGTTATGCCTATTAAAACACCTGAAGAGATTGATAGATTTTGGTTATATTTTGCCGAAATGTTACAAAAGATGAGCCCGAGCGAAAAAGTTGGTTTCATGAATAATTAGGAGTTAAATGACTATAACAGATACACCACTAGAAAATATTCTTAAAAGTCTTTTACAAAAGAATGTAAAATTCAATTTAGGTGAAAAGACAATAAAAAAAGGTAAATTCATGCTTTTCAAACAAAACAATTATTGTTTAGAAATTATGATACAAACTAAGGGGAACAATCTTAAGAAATTTGAGATTCCTATTCCTTATTATTTTGAGAAATGGCCTGAAGATAAACTAATTTATTTTGATTATAGATTTTCATCTTTAGCACGAAATAAAGAATCACGTAGAAAATTGTTCGAAAGTATACCAAAAGTAGGGAACAACAAATTCTATAACACAATACTTGAAATTCAAATAGATTCATGATATAATAATTAGGAAATATGAACTTAAAATTATTTTTTAGTATGATATCTGGTGATTTGTATTATGTCGAAGAAGATGAAGTTAAGAATCTTGATAGTGCACAGATTCCGTTAAAACAAAAACCAAGCACCTCTTGTAAAAAATGTTATGGAAGATTTCATATAGGTAAGTATTCTCAAATGCAAGAAGGTAAATGGCAACAAAAATATTATGCTATTTGTCCTAAATGCGCGCCTAAATGTATTGATTGGGATGCTGTTAATAAGAAGGAAGTTAAAGTAGAATTACCAAGAACTACAACCGAAATAGCATCAGATTCTTTTAATGATGCAATCAATTTGGTAAAATAATGAAGATCCAAAATATTGAAGAATATTTTCCTAAGAACTATTCTCCTAGATCAAATCAGGTAGATATATTAACACAAATCCAAGATGCTATTAATTCTGGGGTCAAGTTTATCATACTTGAAGGTCCAACAGGCTCCGGAAAATCCATGTTTTCCGCCACTTTAGCAAACTATACTCCAAATCCTTCAAAGGATTGGATTAAGCTTGTAGATGAGATGAAGATGTTTGAAAAGAATGTAACTGGAGAGTATAATTACGAATATGAAGCAATGAAGGAACCAGCTTTTGGTACTTTTGTTTTGACTATTACTAAGACCTTACAGAATCAATATAGTAAACTCTTTGAAGATTGTAGTTTACTAAAAGGTAAATCTAATTATGAGTGTAACATTGATACAGATTTTGATGCTGATTTAGCACCATGCATGTTATCATCAAAATTATACAAACAATGTCAACTAAATAAAACTTGTGATTATTTAAACCGTCGCGATGAGTTAGTCAAATCAAAGTTTGGTGTAGTTAATTATAGTATGTTTCTTAGTTTACCAGATCATGTTAAGAAGAGATCAATTATTGTTTGTGATGAAGCATCAGAGTTAGAAGATGAGTTAGTTGATCATTTTTCTGCAACGATTGAATATAGCAAGTTAAAATATCTAGGGCTATCTGTTAACAAACTCATTACAGAAGATATCGATAAAGCATTTTTATGGCTCACTGATATTACAACAAAACTAGATTCATATATAAAAGAAAAGTATAATAATTTATCCAAATCACAAAAGGTTAATAACATTGGTGATATGACAAAACTTCGTGTAGCTATAAATTTACACGAACGAGTTTTGGTTGTATTGGAAAATTGGAAATCTTGCGAGTATGTATTAGAACGAGATGCTACTAAAGCAACATTTGTTCCATTATATGTTGATGTATTATCTAACAATATATTCAAATATGCCGATACGGTAGTATTAATGTCAGCAACGATCGTTGATCCGAAGACATTTACTAAAGCTTTAGGTATTACAGATTACAAGTATATACAAGCAGATTCTATGTTCGATCCTAAGAAGGCTCCAATATATTGTCCTGGAAGCTATAATCTCAATTATAGTAACATTGATAAGAATTTACCAAAGGTTGTTGATCAAGCTTTATCTATTTGTGAGCATTATCAAGGTAAGCATGGTATCATACATACACATAGTTTTAAGATTACTGAGAGTGTTAAAGATAGATCTCGAAGAGATAAAAGATTTTTGTTTAGGGAGGACGGAATCTCTAATGAACAAATACTTCAAGAACATTTTGCAAGAGAAGACGGAACAGTACTCGTATCACCTAGTTTAGGTTATGGTATCGATCTAATGGGTAAATATGGAGCCTTTCAAGTTATTATTAAGTTACCGTATCTTCCTTTAGGCTCAAAACGAATTAAGATATTGTTTGAAAAGAATAAGGATTGGTATCAAATGAAAATGCTTATTAATTTAATACAGATGTGTGGTAGAATAATTAGAAGTGAAGAAGATAAAGGTGATACTTTTATTCTTGATGGCCAAGCGGTTGATACATTAAAGAGAGTATGGTCAAAATTACCAAAACATTTTCGTTCTCGATTAAAATAGTCCAGATTATGAAATAATTATGTAAAGGAAGAAAATAATATTATAAAATTGTACGAAGAAGGGTATAGTACAAAAAGATTACACGGAGATTAATAAAATTTTATATGCTAGCTCAATGTCATACTAAGAAATACTCATATAAGTTTAATAAGAAGTTAATACTGATTGTGGGTAATATTGGGTCCGGAAAATCTACTTACAGTAAGAAATTAAAAAAAGATTACGTAATAATATCTAGAGATGCTCTTAGATGCATATTAGGTAATGGGGATTATGTATTTTTAAATACATTTGAACCAGCAGTTCACCGAGCCGAAATGGCATTCTTTGAAGGATTATTAGAATCTGGGGTTAATCTTGTGGTGGATGAAACAAATTCATCTCTACGAGTTAGAGCGATGTATTTATGTTTAGCTAAACTATACAAATACCATACTACAGCAATTGTTTTACCTAAATTGTCAAAAAAAGAGTGTGTTGACAGACGAATGAACGATTCTAGTAGGAATTATACTCGAACCGATTGGGAAAAGGTTTGGGACATGTTTGACAGAATATATGAAGAACCAACCCGCAAGGAGGGATTTAATAGAATCATTAAGGTTAAACAATAAATATTGTATAAATATTTAAAATGAAAAAACAAAGTTTTTACTGGGAAATTAGAGATTTAGTTGCTCAGTTCACAGATGCTTTTAATGATATTGTCATTAACCGCTATAATGAGAATAAAGTTCCAGAAGATCAATTGCATGTTAACTTCGTATATGCTCCAAAGTCCAGAGTTTTACATGATCTGGTAAATAAAGCCGGGCATATTAAGCCGCCCATTGTCTCTGTTTTTATATCTAACGTTAGAAGAGCCCCAAATCGAGTCTTTAATAAGATTGAAGGACCGTATTATACATTAAGTCACATTCAATCTGGGTATGAAAAGCTACTTCAACCAGTGCCAGTTGATATTACCTTGAACATGTCGATTGTTACTCGGTTCCAACAAGATTTAGACCAAATTTTAAGTAATTGGGCACCATGGAATGATCCATATGTTGTAGTAAGCTGGCAAATGCCAATTACAGAATTGGAAATTCGGAGTCATATCATATGGGATGGTAATATCAACATTAATACTCCCCATGATACAAATGCGACTGAGTTTTATCGTCAAACAGCTGATACGACATTCACGATTGAAGGTTGGCTATTTAAGAAACCCGATGATCCAGTAGGTAAAATATACAAGATTACAACAACATTCAATGCCGTTTCAGATATTATGGATAATTTCGAATATCTAGAAAGTATGGCCGATCCATATAATCCACTTAATACAGAGATTTTTGTTATTTCTGCCCGACCACAATTGTATGAATGTACTCCATATGCTACTTTACCATGTGTCTCTGGACGATATTTTACACTTTATGGTAAGATGTTTGATTGGGTTACGAGTTTATATGCCTCTGGCGGTACCGGAGTTTATGATTTAGCACCTACTGGCTGGCCTGTATCCGCAGTATCTGGAATTTATACAATGTTTTATGATCCAGCTAGTTCTAATGCAAGAATTTCAGCATATTATCCAGGATTTTCAGCAGTAGAAATTGCTACATGGAGTAAATCAAGTGATACCGAAATACAATTTATGTTACCAGTGCCTGTAAGTGCTGGTTTTATTGATATTATAGCATTTAATGAAGCTGGGTATGGTTTATTAAGTCGAGATTCTGTTCGTACTACCTTTAATCCATATCCATCAACGGCACCAGAGTACAATACCTGGGTTTCTTGGCAACCACCGTACATTTCAGGTATTGAGGTTCTTCCAATATATGATTATTGTTAATTTCATACCTTAATAAAACGAAAACCCGATAAATAATTAAGAAAGATTTAGTTTATGAACACAGATAGAAGTTTTGCGAGTGTATTATTAGCCAAAGTTCCATTCTCTTGGAGAATTATTGATTCGATCTCTCACCTTAATCCTAAATATGAAGCATTTCATGATTTAACTGCTAGAAAAGACGAGAGAATACTCCAACAATCTGTTGTACAATATAAATCTTCTGCAATTGATGATCCAGTCGGTGGTATGATCCAAATAAATAAGGATTACCACAAGTATATGTACGCTGGTATCGATATGGATAAGATCCGTAGATTACAGGATTATCGTCGTATGGCAGCATATTCTGAGGTAGCTGAGGCTATTGATGAGATTTGCGATGAAACAATTGTCAAAGATGAGAACGACGAGATTCTAAAATTCCATTTACGTGGCGAATTTGAAAAAGAGATCCGAGAAGAAATAACTAAAGAATGGAATAATTACTCAACAGTGTATGATTTAGAGAATAGAGGTTGGGAATATTTTAGACAGTTTCTAACGGATGGGGAATTATATTTTGAAAATGTGGTATCTAAGAATAGACCAGATTATGGTATTTTAGGTGTTGTTAATATTCCGCCAGAACTTATTAATCCGATTTATGATAATGTTCAAAATGGGTTAATTAAGGGGTATTTGCTTCGTAGACCAATTCGTGATGCAAAGAAACAACATAACGAAAAAGAAGAACTTATTTTATTAGACAAAAATCAAATTTGTTATATTAATTCTGGAATTTGGAATGAAGATAGATCTATTAGATTACCCTATATTGAGGCTTGTCGCAGAGCTTATAAACAACTATCCTTGATTGAAGATTCGATTGTTATATATAGATTAGTAAGAGCACCAGAAAGATTAGCTTTTTATGTTGATGTTGGTAACATGCCGCCACCAAAAGCCGAAGCATATCTAAAGCGTTTGATGCAACAATATTGGACTCGTCGAAGTTATGATGCTAATAGTTCAAGAGTAACTAATGTATATGATCCACAATCCATGTTAGATGCATTTTGGTTTGCCCGACGCGCTGGAGATCAGGGCACAAAGGTTGAAACTTTACCAGGCGGCGCCAATTTAGGTCAGCTTGATGACCTCAACTACTTCCTTAAGAAACTCTATAAAGCCCTTAAGATTCCAATTAGTCGGATGGATCCAGCTGATCCGTTCAAAGATGGTACGGAGATTACGCGAGAAGAATTAAAATTTGCTCGATTTGTAATGAGAATTCAGCGTCAGTTTGCCATGGGTGTTAAAGATGGGTTTATGGTACATCTTAAACTCCGTAAATTGTGGGATCAATACAAACTTAAAGAATACAATTTCGATCTAGAATTTAATACGCCAACTCAGTTCATGTTAATGCGTGAACAACAAGTTCAAGATCTGCGTTACAACAATTATAACAACATGACTTCAACAGAATTGGTATCTCATTCTTATGCTCAGAGGTATTATTTAAATTGGGCAGATGATCAAATGGCAGAAAATCGTGAGTGGTTAAGAAAAGATGCTGAACTAATGTGGGAAATTGAACAAATTAGAACAGCTGGTCCTAACTTCCGTGAACAGCAAGCGGCTGTTGGTCAAGCTATGTCAGAATTAGAAGGTAAAGGTGGCGGAGGCGGATTACCACCAGCATTTGGGCCTGGTCCAGCACCAACCACCGGTGAAGAAACACCTCCAGGAGAAGCAGCTCCAGAAGCAGGTGCTCCAGCCACTCCTGGTGTTCCAGCCACTCCTGGTGCTCCAGCCACAACAACACCACCTGCAGCATAATAAAGCTCGATATTTTTGATAAATAATTTAAAATTTATCTATGAGCAACAATTCCATTCGAGTAGCAAATATTACAACAGGTTTTGTCGACGTTCCTGGCCAGATTTCTTTGAATATATACATGCAAGGATGCAAGAAAAACTGCTTAGGTTGCCACAATCCAAATTTACAATCATTTAATGGTGGCAAAGAGATAAATATTGATATTATGAAAGATATACTTAAGGGGCATTCTATGCCAACGTGGATTTGTTGGCTCGGTGGTGACGCAGTATATCAAGAAGAAGGCTTCACATTTTTCAATAAGTTTTTCAAAACAATAGGATATAAAATCTGTTTATATACCGGAATGTATTTTGATGAAGTTTGTTTAATGCTTGATGATGTTGATTTGGTAATAGATGGTCCATGGAATGGTATACCAATAACAGATTCGGTTACAAATCAGAACGTATATTTAAAACAACACAATGTCTGGAATCATATTAGATTTAGTGATTTAAAGCAGTTATTAAAGGAGACCAAAAATGTTGATTCGCCAATCATTTGACCAACGGTTTGTAGATAAGTTAAAGGAGTTAGAAGCAAAATATGGCACCCAAATGTTTGATTTAGATGGTATAGGTGCAAAACATTTAGATGTAAATCAATTTGCTAAAGATTTTTTTAAAACAAATGTTATGGCAAATATATCTACAGATGCTAATGCAAATGTTGATGATCATTCTGTTCTTTCGTTCGAATATGAATTTGGTAAAACAATTCAAAAACTAAATGGGTATTATATTGTATGGAAAAAAATTGCAGAAGATCCAAATTTAGGCATCAAAAGAGCACATAGAATTTTGGATTTATGTATTAATGGTTCCCTTAAAATACATGACCAACATCATATACTTCGGCCTTACTGTTATGCCTTTTCTCTTACACAATTAGTCCAACACGGTCTACCATATATCAAGAAAATTAAAATAGGACCACCAAAACACTTTTCGTCTTTTATTAATTTGATTATTCAGTTCACCGCATACGCAAGCAATCAAATAGCTGGTGCAGCCGCATTTCCAGATCTGTTCATTTATATGGATTGGTTTGCAAGAAAAGATTTTGGAGAAGATTACTTATCCAACCCAAAGAATGTAGATTTAATAAAACAAGATATCCAATCTTTAGTATATTCATGGAATTATCCATTTCGGGGGTCGCAAAGTTCATTCACGAATGTTAATCTATATGATGATTACTTTTTAAAGGATCTTTTTTCGAATACGATTTATCCAGATGTATCACGTCCCAATTTTGAGAGTATTAAAAAATTACAAACATTTTATGCGGAATGGTTTGTAGAAGAATCTAAGCAACAGTTGTTTACTTTCCCTATCAATACCGCAACGTTTTACAAAGATGAAAGCAATGATATTAAGGATACAGAGTTCATTGATCTTATCTCCAGACTCAATAGCATTAACGGAACATTCAATATCTATACTGGACCACTATCAAGTTTAAGTTCATGTTGCCGATTAAGATCTAATATCAGCAAGATTAAAGAATACACAAACTCGTTTGGCGCAGGAGGAACTACAATTGGATCACATAGAGTGGTAACATTAAACCTACCTAGGATTGCTTATGAGTCTGAAGATAATATCGAGTTTATGAAGAAGCTTGAGTATAATATCAAAGCAGCTCAAGATATACTAGACGTACACAGGAAGATCATTGCTGATAATATTTCAAAAAATAAGCTGCCATTATATACTCATGGATTTATGCATCTTAGTAGACAATTTTCTACTATTGGATTTATTGGTATTAATGAAGCTTGTGAAATTCAGGGGCAAGATATTTTAAACGAACCAGGTTCAAAATTTGCAAAAAACATTCTTGATAAGATTAACGAACTAAATGAACAGAGAACTAAGATTGATGGGTTTATTCGTAACATAGAACAAGTACCTGGTGAATCTGCAGCAATAATGTTTGCTAAGAAAGATAAACTATTTTTCAACAATCAAAATTATAAACTCTATGCCAATCAATATATTCCGTTGTGGAAAAATGTTGACGTAGAAACACGAATTAAAGCACAGGGCATGTTTGATAGTTTATGCGGCGGTGGAGCAATTTGTCATTTGAATGTTACTGATAGTTTGGAACCTGAACAAATGAAGATTCTCATCATCAATGCCGCAAAACAAGGTGTTATTTATTTTGCGGTAAACATGAACCAAGCTAAATGTTCTTCTTGTGGTAAAGTGTTTATAGGAAAATTTGATAAATCTCCATGTCATAATGCCCATGTTACTAACTATCTTAGAATTGTTGGTTTTCTTACCGCTGTAGATAATTGGATACCAGAACGAAGAGAAGAGTATACAGAACGACAATTTTACGGTAAAGGTGATTTTATTAAGACCTAGAATACCTTTTAGATAAATAATTTAAAGAGGTATTTTATGGCTATATCGTTTAGTGTTCTACCCAGTCGGACACAAATATTTGCAGCTCCGTATGTTTCTATAACAGCAACAGACACTACAGATGCTGTTTCTGCTGTTTCGGCATGGAATTGGATTTTTAATAAGACATTAGTAAGTACCAATAGTGCTTGGTCCTATAGATTTTTTAGTTCTAACACAGTCGCAACCTTATACTTATCAGCACAATCCCCATTTGGTAATGCTTATAGTAGTGCTGTTAACATTACAATATTAGATTATCCTAGTATAGCTTCTTTCGAGGTGTTACCTGGCGTAGATTTAACAATTGGTGCTACTAGTCGAGCGGTAACAATCACTGCTCAAGATACGTCACCGGTGATATCTGGTATTTCTGCTTGGAACTGGACTTTTAATGATGTTACAGTCAGCAATACCAATAATTGGATTTATACATTTTTTGATATTATTACTGGAGATATTGGATTAACAGTATCAGGACCATATGGTTCTACAACTCTAACAGATCAAGAATTTAGAATCACAGACGAGCGGGTAAATGCATGTATTAAAGAACCAGTATTACCAATAGGTATTAAAGGTAGTACAACATTTAACCCATATATAACCAGTTACAATTTACTAGGTGATAGAATCAAGTTTCAGCTTGGATGGCCAGCGGTTAACATAGAGATATGCGACGATAACATATATGATTTCATACATCAGGCCATTGAGTGGTATTCTAAATATGCTGGGTATACTGAAGAGTATTTAATGTTTGACGGTGCCAAGACCTATGAACCAGGTTTAGGGTTTAAAATAGATAATGCAATAAATGCCATTTATAAATGGCAAACTAATAGATGTCAAACATCAACATACAATCCAGCGGTAACAGCACAATATTTTGATTGTGATTTAAACAATTATCGAAAAGTAATAGACGTATTTTCTCTAGATCCTGTTGAATTTACAGGTACCGATGTATTATTTACTCTTGATTATCTATTTGCTCAGCAAACATATTTTAGTTATCTATTAGGCAGTTTTGGATTTGATTTAATCACCTGGCATATCTTAAAAGATTGGTTAAAACTTAGAGAGAAGTTGTTTGCTACGAAACCATTAGTTCGGTTCGATCCAAGAACTCAATATTTACAAATGACACCAGAACCTAATTATCAGAACAATTTTTATGGGGTTATTGGATGTTACATAGAAAGACCAATTTCTCAGTTAGTTCAAGAGAGATGGGTGCAAAGGTACGCGTTGGCACTGACGATGATAGCGCTAGCTTTTATTCGCGGAAAATATGGTCAAGCGACGTTATTTGGTGGTGCCAACCTCCAATCAACAGATTTAATGACGATGGGTATTAAAGATAAAGAGTTACTAGAGAAGGAGTTAATGGAATCGTTTGGAGAGGTAACTCCACCCGCATTTTATCATGGATGATATCTCTTTCTATATCAACGATTTATATACATGTTATTTTTTGGTAAAGTATCACCGATAATGATAATATTTATGAGGTGATATATGACCCATAAAGAAACAATTCAGCAATCAATAGATAAAATTAAGGATCTATACAATCAAGGTACCCCATTACAAAAAATCGCGAAAATAATTGAAGTTAATTCTGCAGTATTATATGATTATATTCACAAAAATCATACATTCGGCACTAAACAAAAAATTAGATAAAATTCCAACCCAAACTAAATCTTATTGTTGAGATTAAATCTGAATATATTTTAGAACAACAAGGCAAAGCAAACCAACTCCTCAAAGAACAAGCATGTAGAACCGCTGGTTATAATTACATTCTCATCCTTAACAACAACTTCACCCATTTTCGTTCATATTTTGATAAATAATTCAGAGGCTTGATATGAAATCAATTAAAGTTATATTAGCAATATGTTTTTCAGTTTTAATGGGCGGTTGCGCCAGTTATAAAATTGTATTTGACCATGAAGAAGCTCGAGGAAATTACAAAGGGTGCTGTATGGTAAATACTAAATTTGGTCCTATAGCCAGTGTATATAATAATGATTCAAGACATAATAGTGAATTAATGGTTAATTGGGCAACAGTATATAAAGGTAGTCAAGAAACAATTGGTCAAGGTGTAGAATTTAATAATAAGGTTTATTTTCCTGCAGAAAACGGTAAAGGAATTGTTTTTGATGGTACAACAGCTCGTGGTACTGTTAGTTTAAGACATAGTTCGGCTGTTATTATCTATAAAGGAACGCCATGTTTTGTATCCTCTGAAGATAGTGGCGAATATGTCATTAATGCAGAATCAGGTGAAAAAATTCTTAAGCTTAATGTTGGAGCAAAGGTTGGTATTCCGTTTGCTGCAGCACAGTTGCCCAGTTCAGATGAATGGATTATTGCTTTAGCTGATAATAATGGAAATGAACAATTGGTTACTACCGACGGAAAAACAATATCACTTCCTAATGTAACTTCTGTAGCTAATTGGAATGGAACAATTATTGCTGGAGCAGCTGGAGTTCTTTATAAGGTTGATGTTAATAAATCTTCTGTTAAGAAATATAAGAGTACAGGATCAGAAATTGTTAATAATTTATGGGTTGATGGCACTAAATTATGGGTTTCGTGTTCTGGTACTGATAAGTTACTTTATTACGACTCTTTTGGGATATCGCATAAGGTTGGTGAATTAAAAGATGATGAAGGATCTGCATTGTTCGATACAAGAGTCACCAAGGATTGGTGGTATCGAGCTATTGGTTCAAGAGCACAATGGTATAGAGTAGAATAATGTTCTTATTTAATAAATAATTCAGAGGTATATTAATGAACAACAAAGATACTCGATTATTAGAAGAAGCATATGGCGGAATGATTAAATCAAAAATTCCTGGTGCTCGAAGAATGCATCCACCAGTAGCTAATACTCCATCCGAAATTGGTACAATCAAGAAAACTCTTAAGCTTAAGCCCACGGCACGTATAAAATTACAAATACGTAAAGAATTAAAATTTTCAGGAATATCACAAGATCGGGCTGAAGCAATAATGGGTATGATAGAAGATTTAGAGATGGAAGCAGAACATGATGGTTATATGGATGGCAGTGATCCTGGGGAACCCGGTCCCGATCCAAGGTAATACAAATTATGAATAAAAAAGACATACAAATACTAACTGAAGCATATTCACACATTCATGAAGCTGAAGTGGGTACCATGCCAATTGATCCTAAATACAACATTGCTTCTGCAGAATCAGCACCAGGAATGGCCAAGGTTGATAAAGCGTTAGAGTTAAGTAATCCAAAAGATGTGGGCAAGAATGCTGAAAAGTCTACTAACAAAAAAATTATAAATGAATTAAAAGAACTTGTTAAATCATTACAAAATGCGAGACGTGGCTATAATAGTGGCGAATGGGGTGAAGGTTGGGAAGCTGGCATGACAAGTGCATCATATCAATTAGAAGAATTAATTTCTCAATTATAGGTCTGAAACATGAATAAAAAAGATATTAAACAATTAAATGAAGCCTACTCAAAAGTTAAACCCATCAATGAGGTACATTATGCCTATCCAGGTAATATGGCTCATTTAATGACACATAAAAGTCTTCAATCGCCGGTATCTGAACCACGATTACCCATTAGTACTGATCAAATAGCTCACGAGGTGACAAGTAGAGTATGGGATCTTTTTGAAGATGCTGTAAATAATCAGAGAAGATTATCAGAACCATGTGTTAAACGTATAGTTCTAAGTATAATAGAGAAATATTTCAAAGATAGGGGACAACATGAATAAAGACGATATCAGAATGATGACAGAGGTATATAACAAAATGCCTAACAGAAAAGAAACAGGGTTTATTCAAATCGAAACCCCTAATGATTATACAAATTTTATTAGATTACTTGGATATGATTCCCAGCAATTATTTGAAACTACTACTGGTGGAAGTTGGAAAACTTTAAAGGGTAAATGGATTGAGGTAACTAAAGCTGAGGTAATAAGTCATTTTAGTCAATCCCCCTATAAATCTGCCGAGAGTTTAAATGAAAACGATGATATCGTTGAACTTATTAATGGTAGATTAATTATTGATAAGCCTAATAAGTATACACCAAAATCCTTTAAGGAGAGTAAAATGAAAGATAATGATTTAACTATGTTACAAGAGAAATATGCTAATATATATTCTGGAAATGTGGACGATTCTGATGAGGATGAAGAGAGCGAAGAGAAGGAAGATAAAGAAGAAAATCATAAGAAACATGAAGATTCTGAATCAGAGGACGAAGAAAAAGAAGAACATGAATCCGATGAGGATGAAGATAAAGAGGAGAAACATGAAGATTCTGAATCAGAGGACGAAGAGAAGGAAGAACACGAAGACGACTCCGAAGGAGACAACGCCGACGCCGACGAAGAGTCCGAATCTTCTAACGACGATAGTGAAGAATCTTCTGATGGAGAAGCAGCCCCAAGCAAAGAAGTCCAAAACAAGATTCAAGCTCTTAAGAAACAATATAACGACATATTAGTAAAAGCGTTTACAGATTACGCTCCTGAGTGTATTGAAATGGCTCTTGATGAATCTGAAACGTCATTTGGCGAAAATGTAGAAAATATTCTTTCTGCAGCATTAGAACATCTTAAGACACGAATATTATCTGATTTTGGTTTAGGTAGTGAGTGTGGTTGTGAATTGGATAATGTTGGTACCGATCATGACGAAACAGATCTCGAAGGTGAAGTTGTACCAAAGTTAAATTCTAAAATAGGAACAATATTAAAGTTCGGAGAAGCTACAGATGAAGATGCTGAAGGCTTTGAAGCAACTAAATTTGGTGCCTCAGGACATTCTGAAGGACATGAAGCAACTAAATTTGGATCAGGTTTAAACAGAAAAAACAAAAAGAAGTCCAAAAAAGACAAGGCTAAAAATAAGTAAATTTCATTAGAGAATGAGTTAATTGAAAAGATATAAACAGGGGATTTATCGACCTATACACCAAGAGAAGTATCGCGGATCCCAACCTATATGTTATCGCAGTTCTCTTGAACTTAGGTTCATGAGATTTTGTGACACCAATTCAAATATTATTACTTGGGGATCTGAGTCGGTAGTACTGCCATATATCCGTCCTACCGATGGTAAACTACATAGATATTTTGTTGACAACAATCTAGTTATCAAAGATAAAGAAGGAACATTACATAAATATCTAGTTGAAATTAAACCATATAAACAAACACTACCACCCAGCAGTATTAATAGAAAAAATAAAGGAACTTTACTAAAAGAACAATTTATGTATGCAATTAACATGGCCAAGTTTCAAGCTGCAAAACAATGGTGCGCTAAACAAGGTTGGAAATTCATGATTATTACCGAAAAGGATCTCAACAAATTAAAGTAAAGTGATAAATATTTACGAATTATGGAGGAATTATGACCTGCGCACTAGAAGGCTTAAAACTGCTTATCGAACATCCAAATTATGAAATAGAATACGTTCTAGAAGAAAAAAACACAAAAGAACCTTCTTCACTTTTTATCCACGGTCCATACTTAATGGCGGAACAAAAAAATAAAAATGGGCGCGTTTATAAATTAGATGAGATGCTCAAAGAGGTTACCAGGTATAATAAAGAAATGATTGAAACCAATAGATCAATCGGTGAACTCAATCATCCGACTTCGGTTGAAATTAATCCAGAACGAGCTTGTCATAAACTAGTCTCTCTCAAACAAGAAGGTAATACATTTGTAGGAAAATCTAAAATCCTTAATACTCCTATGGGTCATTTAGTACGCAATCTAATTTTAGATGGGGTTAAGCTTGGTATTTCAAGTAGAGCATTAGGAAAATTAAACCAAAATGGTGATCATAATGATGTATCAGATTTTCGTTTAATTTGTTGCGATATTGTTCACGATCCATCGGTAGAAACGGCTTTTATTAATGGTATTTTGGAAAGTAAGGAATGGCTTGTAAAGTGTGATGGTACCATTTGCGAACTATATGATAAATTTGAAAAGAAAATAGAGTCAATTCCTAATAAAGATGCCGACGCATATCTAAGAGAACAGATTCTGAACTTTATTCAATCATTAAAAACAAAAAAATAGACCCAAAAACTATAAATAATTAAGAGAGAGGTTCATTATGCCAAAAGGAAGTAAGGTAGCTCATTGCGTAAAGAAGGTTATGAAAAAAGGAAAAGACAAAGTTTCTGCTATTAAGATTTGCCAAACAAGTACAGGTCAATCTTATAAGACTGGCAAACCCTCTAAAACACAAAAAGAATCTGTTGAAAGTAATATTTCTGAAATGATTCGTGGAGTTTGTGACAAAGATTATTCTAATGCATTTAAGGCTCTTCAAGCAGCTGTTGAAGAAAAACTAAAGAATCGAATTCGTAATATTAGCGAAATGAACTCAAAGAAGACCGATAGCGTTCTTGAAGAGAAAAAGCCGTCTGACTTCAAGAAAAAGGAACCGAAAGAAAAGAAAATGAAGTCAGATAAAAAGTCCCAGGATTGTAAATAGGAGAATAATATGAGTAAGATTAAGGAAATGTTAGAAAAGGTAGGTAAGGATGTTTTATCTGCTGAAACAAAGACTGTTTTAGCTGAAGCATTCGATACAGCCGTTAACGAATTAGTTACTGAGCGTGTTAAGCTCGAAGTTGATTCAGCGCTACAAAAATTAGATGAAGATCATACTCAAAAGCTCATAAAACTTTTAGAAGCTGTTGATTTAGATCACACAGAAAAATTGAAGAAGGTTGTTGCTAAGATCGATGAAGATCACGCAGGTAAACTTCAATCAGTTGTTGGCAAATATGAAGGTATGTTAAAAGAGGAAGCTGTAAAGTTCCGTGATGCTTTAGTAAGCGAAGTATCAAATTATATGGATCTTTATTTAGACAAGACCGTTCCAGCACGTCAAATTGCTGAAGCTTGCGAAGCTACCGCAGCCAAGAGAATGATTAGCGATATTAAGAAGATTGTTTCTGTTGACGAGAGCTTTATTAATGATAATATTAAAGAAGCGCTTGAAGATGGTAAGCAACAAATAGATACACTTCGTGGTGAGTTGAACGAAGCTATTAAAGAGAATGTAAAGTTGAATCAAGATATCAAGTCTGCTAAAACAGAATTGATGCTCGAACAAAAAACCATAGCTTTCCCTAAAGAGAAGAAAGATTATGTAATGAGGGTACTCAAGGATAAGTCCCCTGACTATATTACGGAAAATTTCGACTACGCTGTTGAGATGTTCGTAAGGGATGAGAAGGATGCAGTTTCGATTATTACCGAACAGGCTAAGAAAGAAACAGCTACTTCCAAGGTCGATACACCGCCCGTTCAAATAAAAGAAACGGTAGATCCCGAAACTGAAGAGGCACCAGTTAACGAATATCTAAGTGAGCTCAAACGACAAGATCGTCGTTAAATGGAGACAGACAATGAACAAACCCGGACCTAACTTCATAACACCGGATAAAGCAACGCAACTTTTAGAGAAGTGGCAACCCATCTTGGATTACACATCTTCTAAGGTAGCAGCTATCGAGGATGATCATACCAGATTGGCAACAGCTATTCTTTTGGAAAACCAAGAGAGGCATTGCATTTCTGAACAAAATGTAGGCGGCGGAACTAATGGTGCATTTAGTGCATATGCAGGCACAGCAGATGTCGGTGCGTATGGTGGAGCCTCTGGCCCAACCAACAACGACTTTTATGGTGCAGGTGACGCCCGTTTACCGAAAGTCCTTATTCCGATGATTCGAAGAACATTCCCCGAATTGATTACTAACGAAATCGTTGGTGTTCAACCGATGAGTGGTCCTGTTGGTCTTGCTTTTGCTCTTCGTTATAGATATGACTCAGCTGCTCTCGGTGCCGGTACTGCATGTAGTGATAGTGATAGTACTTGCAACCTTCCAGGGTGGCGATCAGGTCAGACTACTGACGACCAAGAAGTTGGTTGGAATAACTTAGACACTCGTTATACGGGTGCTTCTTCGCAATTCCTCAGCGGCTTAGGCTCAGGGTCTGATTTTGCGATATTGACAAGTGATCAAGGTGTAGCCAACATTTTGGCTAGCTTCGAATTTACTTCGAACATTCCGCAAATGACAATCCAATTCGAGAAGACAGCTGTTGAAGCTGGAACTCGTAGATTGGCAGCTAAATGGTCAGTCGAACTCGAACAAGACATCAAAAACATGAATGGTATCGATATTGATGCCGAACTCACCAACGCAATGAGCTATGAAATTCAAGCGGAAATCGATCGTGAAATGATTATCCGAATGATTCAAGTAGCTTTGAACGCTGGTTCTGGCGTCGGATATTCATTCTGGTACGCAGCATGTGCTGATGCCCGCTGGCTCGGTGAACGAACAAGAGATTTCTACGCTAAAGTTATCGTAGAAGCCAATAGGATTGCAATCCGTAACCGCAGAGGTACAGCTAATTTTATTGTAGCTACGCCTCGTGTCTGCGCTATGCTTGAAATGCTTCCAGAATTCAAGTTTATGCCAATGACAGGTAATGTTAATACTCAACCCGTAGGTATTGCTAAGGTTGGTAGCGTGGGAGGCCGTTTCACGGTTTACCGCGATACTCGTACTGATGCACAAAACCCATGGGCAGGAACGCCAAGTGGTCAACGTACCACAGCGCTCGAGTATGCTTTACTAGGTTACAAAGGTGCTGAGTATTACGATACCGGTATAATTTATTGCCCATATATTCCAGTGATGATTCAAAGAACGATCGGTCCTAATGACTTTGCTCCTAGAGTTGGTTTACTAACACGTTACGGTGTGGTAGATAATCTCTTTGGTGCAAGCCTTTATTACCACGTAATTATCGTCAAGGGATTGGGCGATTCATTCGTACCAGGTACTGCTCATACATATTTGTAAACTGTTGATATATATCAATAGTTTATACATAAGTAAAAAGCAAATACTTAATTGGGAATGATTTAATAATCATTAGACCACAGATTAAGGGAATTCGAAAGAATTCCCTTAATTTTTGCTTTGATTACATATTATGATACTATCATGTATAATTATTTATATGAAAATATGTGCGTGTGGTTGTGGTACGGAATTAAAAAATGAAAAGAACACTTTTATTCGAGGTCATAGTAATAGATCTGAATTGGTAAAGCAAAAGAAACGTCAAAAATGTCTTCAAAAATATGGAGTTACAAACCCAAGCCAATTAGATTCTGTTAAAGATAAAAAGAAAACTACATGTCTAGAGCATTACGGTTCAACCCATTATATGAAATCGCAGTTAGGAAAAGATGCGGTTAAAACAACAATTCAAGCAAGATATGGGGTTGATAATATTTTTCAACATGAAGAAACAAAAAAGAAAATACATGAGAAATGGATGAATAAGAAGGAGGATATTGTCAAGAAAATAGTCAATACCAACAAAAGACAATTTTATAACAATCTCATTAATGGTGTCAGACTAAATAATAAATTTATACCATTATTTACACAAAAAGAGTTTATTGGTGTAGGAAAAATTAAATATAGGTTTAGATGTTTAAAGTGTGGTTCGGTTTGCGATTCGGATTTAGATGATGGTAAATTGCCCCGCTGTCTTATTTGTCATCCTTTTATTACTTCTGGCGGTCAATCTAAGATTGAATATGATTTGATTTCATTTCTCAGAAAGTATGAACCAGATCTAATTGTTCATGATAGAAAGACTGTATATCCGTTAGAATTAGATATATTTATACCAAGTAAGAATTTAGCAATTGAATTAGATAGTTTATACTGGCACTCAGAATTAAACGGAAAACATAAAAATTACCACAAATATAAGACAGATATTTGTAAGAATAAGAACATTAGATTAATTCATATTTTTGATGATGAATGGCTTAATAAACCAAAGATTGTTAAAGCGAGATTAAAGTATATCTTAGGCAAAAATAAATATAAGTTCGGCGCCCGAGAGTGTGTAATTAAAGAAATTAGTACTGGTATTAAAAATCAGTTTCTTAATAAGTATCACATTCAGGGTAAAGACAGAAGTAGTATAAAATTAGGAGCATATTATAAAAACAGATTAGTTTCTGTTATGACATTTGCACAGTTAAGAAAAGCTTTGGGAAGCAATACAAAATTAGATCATTACGAATTATCAAGATTTTGTACCATTAAGAATTTTTCTATATCTGGTGTTGCTAACAAATTATTTAAGGTATTCTGTGAACAATATAAACCAATTGAAGTAATTACATATGCAGATTTACGGTGGAATACTGGTAATTTATATCAGAACTTGGGTTTTATGTTGAAACATGTAAGTAGACCAAGTTACTGGTATACGAAAGATTATACTAACAGGATTCATAGGTTTAATTTCAGAAAGGATTTGTTAAGGGAAAAATTGGTTCAGTTCGATCCAAATCTTTCAGAGTGGAACAACATGAAGAATAATGGATATGATCGAATTTGGGATTGTGGCAATCTTGTTTTTGTATATAAGTCATAGTAAAACAATAAATATTTCAAAGAGGTCTTATGGACAAAGATAACATTTTACTCCAAGAAGCATACAAAAAAATTATAGTAGAAGCACTGTCACCAACAATGCGCAGACAAATGAACGTAGCTAAACCAAAATCACAGGATTTTCAAGTTGGTCAAGAAGTTATATACACAGATGGTGATGGTCAAGAGTATTGGACTGTAATAACATCAGTACAAAAAGACGGAACAGTTGGAATTGCAATTAAAAATACAAATCCATTGTTTGTAAGATCAGCACAATACCATATTGGTACTCAGTTAGTAGTAAGTAAAGAAGAGTTAAGTTTACCAGAAGATGGTGAGTAATTAGGGGGTGTTATGATATTAATAGGATTAGAAAATTGCGAAGGATGTAAATTGATCCACGCCCGGCATATGGAATTAACCTATTTAGAGGTTCCAAGAAATGCAACTCCTGAGAATAACAACATTAAGAAAATATTAGCAGAGTTAAATTTAAGTGAATATCCAATGTTGTTTGAAGATGATTTAAAAACATTGATACCGTTGAAAGTTATTGAACCAAATTTATAGGAGACACATGAACGATAAAGATACAAAGATATTACAAGAAGCATATGGTAAAATTAAGAAACCTCAAGTTCTTAAAGAACAATTAAGTCATAGACTTAATCCAGTATCTTATAAGGATTGGGATGAAGGTGATAAGATCATAGACGTATATGTAGGTGCTATCGGAGATCGTATGGTCGTACGACTTACATTTGGTCATTCTTTTACGATAATGATGGAAATGAGCGAGTTTAGACAGTTCGTTCGTAAATTGATGATGACTGATAAAGAAGTTGCAGAAGCACTTCATTCAAAAATTCAATCACAATCACCAGATACTTATAAAAACTATTTGAAATAATATCATGAAAGATAAAGATACTAAATTGCTCAGTGAGGCATATTCAAAAATTTTCGAACGGGCTAATCAAACTAGATCTGAAAATACACCCACAAAGAAAATTCAACAACTAAAAGAATCAGAAATTGCTGGAGTTGCTACATTTTTTCAACAAAGACATAATCCAGAAAATGGTTTGTCTAAAATGCCGTTTTTAGATGCTATTCAAGCATATATAGTAGAACGAGGACTTTCTGGTAAAGATGAAACGAAATTTCTTCGCAATATAGTACGATTGACGAAATTATCACCAGAAATTAAATCAATCCTTAAAGACAGAATAAATTCAAATTTAACACAACAACTTGAAAGTCATCAATCCACACAAAGTGATATTATTGATGAAGAAGTAACTTTATTGCAAGAAGATTTAGGTCGCATATTGGGTAATTTATACGTGGATCTTTTTAGATATTTTAAATGTAAACAAGGTGCTCAAACAGCCGGACCATGTCCTCAATCAAGGGATTTAGTTGCTAAATTAATTGGTTGGGCACAAGTAAATAAACAGCATGAAGTAGCTCAAAAAATTAGTAATGTAATTAATGTCGGTAGAATTCAAAAAGCTTCAGAGGATGACATTATTACAACAATTTGGAATAAACTAAGACAATATTCTTCGCAGTAAATTACCGTTTTGCATGCCAGTTAAAGATCTTAGGTGACAATCGTTCACATTGAGATTCTATACCTTCAGTACTGTTAATAAGGATACTACTGGTATGGCTTAGGTTATGAATACCAACCCAAAGTTTAGGTTGCACTTTGATTATTTTCCCATCTAGCCCGGATATAAAATATTGGTTGAACTTATAGTTGTTATTACCTTGGTCAGTGGCTATAACCAGTCTTAAATCACCATAAAGGCATGAGAAATAGTTGATGCAATCAGAACTACAGAATCCTTCAATAGCACCAACCCAAAAACTTTTTACATTAAAGGTATTAGCTTTGTTGCATGAAAAGAAATTCGGTATATTTTTACCAATATCATCAGTATAACATTTTTCATAAATTACCTGTACGTCATCATTTGGGTTTTTCATTTTCGGTTTCTTTAGACTTTGGTTCAAAAGCCGCCGTCGCGTCAATAACTTCTTTACCTTTTTCAAGGAAGTGTTTGATTATTTCTTCTCTAGTTGCTACGAGAATATTAGTATTACCTTGTCTTTGTGGTAATTGCTTTTTAGCAGCAATAACATATTCCTGCAGTTCTCGATTAGCTTTGATCTTTTTATTATTAATTTCGATTTTTGTTAAAGTATCTAATGCTCCGACCACCGCTTTAAACATTTCTGAATAGGCAGTAATTTCTTCAGCTTGTCCGCTGGTAAGCATTGCTTGTTTTAGAGCTTCTACAGAATCAACACCACCATCGATTAATACTTTAGTCTGACTCAGAATATAGTCATTAACAGTTTCGTTGTTTATATTTGGTTCAGCAGATACTTGTGGTGCCAAGGTGGAATTTCCGTTTTTGAGTTGATCCAACAACACATCCAAATCTGGTTCTTCGTTCATAATAACTCTTTTAAATATTTACTTATTTGGTGTAATATCAACAAAAAATCTTGTCTTTTCTCAAATCTATCATATATTATTAATCATTGGAGGTTGATATGAAGTTTGATAACGAACGAACGAAAGAATATTGTGAATTTGAGATGACTTTTACCAACGAAGAAGCACGAAGACTTCGTGAATATGGATTGGCTCAAATAATGAATGATGATAATGAGTTGATTAATTACGCGGTTAATCATATACTTAAGGAAATGATTAATGGTTCTAAGAAAACCGGAAAAATACTTAAGTTAATTAAGAAGGAACAAAAAACACAAAAATGCAAATAAAAGTTATAGTAGATGGATACGGCGAATTTCAGATTGAAAACGACAAAATTGGTGAACTAATTAACTGGTTGTCAAAGAATGAAGCTATTAAGGTTAAATCCCAGCCAGTTCGTGAAGTTGTCGATAATAACTTTACAGGTCGAACATTAATTACCGAACAAAAATGATTAAGTTTCTAAAAACACATCCTGACGCGGTATTACCAAAAAAAGCACATGATACTGATACCGGATATGATCTCACTGCAGTAGAGGATATGCTTATACCTAGTAACGGTTTTAATGTTGTTCCTGTTGGTATTACGGTTGCTTTTATTTCACCAGGAATTTGGTTTAGAATAGAAGCTAGATCTGGTCTCGGTTTCAAACATAGTATTTTTCCCCATTTTGGTGTGATCGATAATTCTTATAGAGGCGATCTTGGCGTCAAACTATATAATTTCGGCGGCCATGATTATTGGGTTAAAAAGGGAGATAGAATAGCACAGATTGTAATTTATCCTTTATTAGATCATCCTGTGACCTGGACAACCAAGATTCGAGAAACCGATCGAGGGGAGAATGGATTTGGTAGTACAGATAAATCTATTATTCCACCCATACAGGGAACAAAAAGAGCTGGAATAGAAACCTATCGCAAACGTTAACAGAGTAAATACTGATAGTCGAGCATATTCATTATACTTCAGTAACAAAGAAAAACGCTACAATTTAACGGTATATTGGATAATATATCAAACATATTTATGAAAAGAAAATATGATAAGTTTTTAAAAATAAAGAAATATTATGAGTGATATATTTAATAATTTATGGGTTGAAAAGTATCGTCCAATTAAATTAGAAGATATGGTTTTATCTGATTCTGTCAGAGAGTACTTTGTTGATGCTAAACGCAAGCAAGAAATTCCCAATTTAATGTTTAGTGGTCAACCAGGTTCTGGAAAAAGTACACTTGCAAAGATTATCGTTAAAGATATTTTAGATTGTCAATATCTGTATATTAATGCTTCAGAAGAATCTGGTGTTGATACCATTAGATCTAAAGTAATTACTTTTGCACAAACCAAGTCTATCGATGGAAAGCTAAAAGTAGTAGTTTTAGATGAAGCCGATGGCGTCTCCAGTGTTACTGGAGGCTCTGGTCGTACTAGTGCGCAACAAGCCTTACGAAATGTAATGGAAGAATATACCAGTAATGTCAGGTTTATTCTTACTTGTAATTATCCCTATAAGATTATTCCAGCTTTACATTCAAGATGTCAAGAGTTTGATTTAATCCCACCATTTGACGCGTGTGTTCAACGATGTGTTAATATTCTAAAAACAGAAAATGTTAAAGTTGATGAAACCAATAAGAAGTTGTTGTTTGATTTAATCAAGGCTAAATACCCAGATCTAAGAAAGACAATTAATACCATTCAAAAGAATGTTATTAATGGAGAACTTAAGATTACTAATGTAGGATGTAACTTAGAGTTTGCCGAAGAGGTATTTAATTCGATTCAAATCAAAAAGAATATTAATGACATTCGGGAACACACAATCCAAAATGAAGTACAATTTAGTAACGATTATCATCAATTATTAAAGGATTTGTTTGAAGTCGTCTATAAAAAGCCCATTGACTTCAATAAGAAGAGATTAATTCTGTTATGTATTTCAAATGCAATGTATACACATCAGTTAGTTATGGACGCAGAGATTAACTATTTTGCTTGTATACTACAAATAACTGAGTTAATGGAAAAATGAAGCTAATCATTCAATGTGCTGGTAGAAAAAATCCAATTGCTGGTTCATTTGCAAACGTGCATTTTGTAGCTCATCCAGAATTTATCAATAAGCCGGGATACTATAATCCTGATGATTGTATTCCTAATTCTCAGGTTACTTGGCGAGAATATGTAGATCAATATAATCATCGACAAGGTATATTTGCTGTTGGTATTGATAATAATCCATATAAGTTTCTACCGGCTGCATTGTTATACAAGCCACAAGTATATCAACATGCAATAAATTGGTTTGGTATTGGTAATATTCTAATACTTTCAGCGGGATGGGGACTGGTTAAAGGCGAGTTCTATTTACCACCTTATGACATAACTTTTTCTAGTACAGCTGATAAAGCTAATAGACGAAAACATCACGAGATTTATAAAGATTTTAATCACTCATATGTTCTGGCTGGCGAAGAAACTCATGTATTTTGCGGAAAAGAATATTTACCGTTGTTGTATAAGCTTACAGAAGACATCAAAGATAAGAACATTGTAATACACCATGCTACCGATATAGAAAAACATCCCGGATATTCATATATTAAATATCCAAGATGTTTTACAAATTGGCAATATCAAGCTTTAAAAGACTTTATCTAGAATCTAGCACTCTCATCCCGAATTTTAAGAGCTATTTCTGGGGAGATTATTTCCATTTCTACCATTGCGGTAACAAGATCATTCCAATGACCAGCTTCAGGCCATACTGCTTCAACTATGTCAAACAGATGTTCTTGAATGTTATAATACTCGTCTTTCGATAATACTTTGTGAAATTTATCTAAATGATCTTTGATCATATCATCACAAAATTGAGAAATTTGATTGCGGCGCAAATCACCAGATTCTATATTTTCACTAATCAGCTTTTCAGTTGATTTTGGTTGTTCCTTTTTAGGTGTTGGTTGCTTACATATCCCACGATACAGAGTCTCTAAAGCTAACTCATCATTTTCTTTACTTTCGCGTTTAATTGGTTTATCAATCTGATCTCTTCCATCAGATACAGGCGAAGTAGTTGATATTTTAACATTCTTTTTTGGGTTTGTACGCCATTCATCATTGGTAACAGCTTCCGCACCTTTAGTTTCTTCAGATTTTCTCTTAAGACTATCTGGCACTGGAGCCATATTAATTCCTGTATCATTAAGTTCAAGGATTTCCATTGGTACTGTTATTGGGTTGCGCCATAATCCTGGTGCGTATTCTGTAACTATATCTATGTGAAAATCTGCAGCTGCATCAGTACCATAACCTGAATAGTTTTGAGAGGTATTTGGTCTAATACTTTTAATAGCACTAACACGCAAATTCAAATCGGTTTCTATTGCATTTTTAAGTTGGGCTTTATAAGTTTCTGTCATTCCTTTAATTCGTGGATTATTTAAAGCATCTTTACGAATTTTAACGACGTCTCCAGGCATTAAACCACCACTTTGGAATCTGGTTACAACATCCTCATACAGAACGGAAAATTTGTTTTGAAATTTCTTCATAATTCATACCTCTTAAATATTTATCGAATTCTTCGAAATTATTGTTTACAATTCTGATATACTTAAACCCATTGGTTCTGCATGTTTGTTCTTTAAGTAATAGGTTCTTGTCAAGCAACATAGTATAATACGACTTAACTTCTACAATTAAGTTTAGTTTTGGTATGTAAAAGTCGGTAAAAGATTTACTACAAATCGAACAAACATTCATTGGTATCCTCTTAAATATCTTAAAGGGGACAGTTGCTAGGTATCCAGCAATTTTACCAATAATTCCTGTTATTGGTAATTACCTTTTAAATATTTATTTAATTACTGATACTTACTAGTAAATATTTATGAGGATAATATGGGATCTATTATATTGCGAAATCTTAAAAGTACTACAAAAGTAAATAAGGCAACTTACATCGATCTACATTTGGATCTAGTGGAAGATGTTGTTCTTTCTAAAGGTATTGGTACAAGTTTTCCTAGAGGAAGAGACATTCAGGTAAGTTATGATGAAGAAGCTATTAAGAATTCGCTTACCAATATATTTAATACTATTCCTGGCGAAAGATTTTTAATTCCAGAATTTGGAGCAAATTTACGACAATATCTATTTAGACCTGTAACAGAATCAACAGCAAATCAAATCGGCAGAGTTGTATTAGATGCTGTTGAGCGTTGGGAACCAAGAGTAACCGTGGAGAATGTTAATGTCGTGGGAAAACCATTCGGTTCAACCTCTACTAAAGATACAGGAAGATATACAAATTTAGTAAGATCAACAATACCTAATACCGAAGATGAATATGATGTAACAATCATTATTAGTATTCCTGCATTGCGAAAACGAACAAAGCTGGAAGGTATTTTAACTGAAGCTGGATTTGCAGAAATCCGCATAATGAGTATTTAAGGAGATTAAAAATGGATTTAAAATGCAAAATTTGCGGGTTTGAACCACAATTTTTAGATCACACATTTCAAAACAAATTACTAAACGAGGCAGAAATTGATTATTCATCAAAACCTGTTAAATATATGTGTAATGAAGTAGAACATTATTATCATACTGAGCAATTAGATTCAAATGTTTTATTAAAAGAACAAGCATATTGAGGAGTATTTAAATGAGCGAATTGATTAAGAAAGATGGTTATTTGACATTTGACGCGCTTACATTAAAGCAACAAATTAAAGACATGTTAGTCCGTGGTGGTATTTTTACAGATGCTCAGTTTGAAGGTTCATATATCTCTACTCTTAATGACATTATTTCCTATACCTTTAGTGTGTTAATGTATTATCTTAATAAAACATCAACCGAAGATATGTTTTCTGACGCACAAATTTACGAAAACATGAATCGAGTAGTAAAGCTATTAGATTATAAACCAATTGGTAATCAAGCGGCAACACTTTCGTTTTTAGCCTCTGCTGGTACTGGTGTTACTAATGATCCAGGCTTATATACTATTCCTAGATATTCTTATATTAATGTGGATGGTATATTTTATTCGTTTAACGAAGATATTACTTTTGCTAAAACACTTTCTGCTCAATTGGAAGAATTAACAGATATTTCTAATGAAAAATTGTTATATCAAGGACAATTTATTGAATATCCTATTTATGATGCAATAGGACAAGAAAACGAAATAGTATATTTAACACCAGGCCAAAATATAATTATTGACCATTATAACATATATTTGTTTGTTAAATCTTCTAATGGGGTATGGCAATCTTGGGATCGAACACCATCACTATATCTTGAAGATGCTAACGCTAAGAAATTTGAAATTAGATTTAACGAAAATAAAATATATGAAATTAAGTTTGGTAATGATATTAATGGTGTCAAATTACAACCAAACGACAAAGTAGCTATTTATTATCTTCAATCAGATGGTTCAAATGGTGAAGTTGGTGTAGGAGTATTAGCAGGTAAATCAATGATTCCATATAATACCACACAATTTAATCAAATTATGACAGATGTGATTGCCGGACAATACGAATTCTTAAGCGATTTATCTACACTTTTATTTGACAATGATTCGGTATCTACATTTAGTAACGCAGAAGAAAGTGTTGATAGTATTAGGGTGAATGCACCAAGTACATTTAGATCACAGTATAGGCTAGTTACTACTAGTGATTATGAACAATATATTAAAACAAATTTTGCTAATTTAATTCATGATGTTAAAGCTGTTAACAATTGGCAATATTTGTCAGAGATAATGAAGTATTATTTTGATTTAGGTTTAACCAATCCAAACCAGATATCAAGAGTATTATATAATCAGGTTCTATTTGGTGATGCTTGTAATTTTAATAACGTTTATTTGATTACAGTACCTAAAACAGTCTCTAATATCAAGAGTCCAATGATAACATTAACACCATCACAAAAAGAGTTAATATTGTCGTCAATGAGAAGTGAAAAAACTCTTACTAGTGAAGTTATTGTTATGGATCCGGTTTATGTAGCAATTGATTTAGCAATGACTGGTACTACTATACCATCAGAAAATGATATAAGTCAAACAGGATTATTAGTTATTAAGGATCCTAACTCTAGAAGAGATAATACATCAATCCAAAATGATATTACAAATGTATTTACCAATTATTTTAGTAGAAATTCTACAACTTTAGGCCAAATGATTGATGTCAAACAATTAACAGCAAATATTTTAGCTGTTCAGGGTGTTAAAACTTTTTATACCCAAAGGTTAGATGATACTAGTAATAGATTTGAAGGATTATCTTTAATGGTTTGGAATCCTATATATTCGAACGATGTTAATATTACTGTTAAGAATCTCTTACTACCATATTTCAAATATCCATATTTAAACAATAAAGATACTTTAAGTACGAGAATCATTATTCAATCTGAATCAAAGATTTTCGAAAATATAGAATACTAGAATGACTACTCAATCATGGCAGAGACAATATGGTAAAGACCAGCAAGGTACTAATTATTCCGGTGGTACTTTAAATGGGATATCTCCGTATTGGACCTATACACTAAGTAGTATTAGTAGTGTACTTGTTCCGGTATTGGTTTCTAGGGTTGGCGACGATTTAGGAAATACTTACCATTCTCAATATCAACCTATTGATGCAACAGCAGAGATTATTTCTTTAGATCATTATGGTTCAAAACGGTGGAGTATATCATGGAGCGGGTACGGGTTGGGCTGGCCATGGAATTTATCATTATCAAACGATTCTTCAACACTATATGCTGTTGCCTATGATAGAGCATATAGTTTTGAAACAACAGCTCCAGTATCAGCTAATGGTAATTATGTGGGGTTTGAATATGTTTGGAACAATCCAATATGGGTAGATCCAGCTGGCGGGTTATATGCCTATAGTGATTGGACATTTACTGGGATGAATTATTGTGGATCCTATTTGAGAAAATTCGGATTAAATAGCGGAGTAGGAACAACCTATTGGAGTTATTTTATTACTGGCCCTTATGCACTTATTTCTCCGCCATTTTCTAGTCCATGGGCTGCTAAAAGTTCAATGGTATTTAATCCTTCATTGTGTAGTGATGGTAATCAATATTATGAAATGTATTTTGCTTCTAATGAATCGGTGTCGCATGAAGCATTTCCTGGATCAATCAGGTATAAAAATTATTTAAAGAAATTTAAGGCATATACGAATAATGCGTTAACAATTTCACCAATTGGTTCTGTAACTTTTGAAGACGATGATTTAGTTGGTTGGACTACTCCACCTAATAATGCATCAATGGGATTAGCTTATAGTGAAACATATGATCAAGTTTATGTAACAACTACTACTGGCGTTCAGGCATATGATACGACATTAGCAAATACCGCTTCCTATACTGGTGATTTACCAACTACGGGACCGGCGTTACTTGATAATACGTTGTATTATATTTCTAATACCGTTAATGGATGTTATCTTGTAGCATTAAATGTTCCTTCATTAACTCTAAAATGGAAAATTAATTCTGTTATGACAGTAAGTCATGATCCTGTCGTATATACTAAGAATGGTAATAAATGGATAGTATTAGCAGGAGCTCAGGGTTCAGTATTATTTGAGGATCTTGGTGGATTTGCTACCTGGATGGCTTCATACGACAAACCAGCTTCAGGTGCCGCAAGCGAACAACCAATAATGTCAAAAGATAGATTTTTCATCAATAACAATGCAGATATCTACGCATTAGGAACATCGCAGGGCGATTTGTTTAGAGACGCAGTTAACGGTGCTCCTGATTGTTCAATGCCGAGTGGGTGTGTAACAGCTGTTCCTATTGTACGAGGAACCTTTAATGTTTATATGACAGGTATGGCTCCAAGTGCTTTTGCTACAGTATTCACAGATAATTATTATGGTGTCTTAACAAGTATTTATACACCACTAGCAACCGGAACAGTTGATTATAACAGCGGATGTTGGACTCTTAATCTAAGTCCTTCAACAGTTACTGACTGTTATTTAACAATATCACATCAAGCAATTGTTTCTCCAAGCGCCAATTTTGCTGTATTACCAGATCAAACATTTTATGTATTTCAAAGTGGTGGGTTTATTGATACCTCTACTTCAATTATATACCCAATTACTGGTTGGACTTGGGATTTTGGTGATGGCAATTCAAGTACAACCCAACATCCGGTACATAAATATGGTAATACTGGTACTTATACTGTCGGGTTGACTGTTTGTAATGTTATTTCTTGCGCATCTGTTAGTAAAGATGTGGATATCACATGGCCATTAAATGAATATATCCATTTTACTGAAATTCCAACTCCATCAGAAGCAACAAAACAAAACAAATATCCATTTACTGTTACCGTAAGTATGATTTGTGCACAAGATGGAGGACATAATGTCCAATTATATTCTCAATATTCAAGGTCAAGACCATATCAGGACCCACAAAGTAAATGGGGTCATTTATTACCACAGTGGAGATTCACAGACTTAAGTGGGAATGTTATTGAATCTGTTAATACTACAGATACTGCAGTATATGTTAGTAGTATTTATGTAGGTGTTACTGGTGAAGCTCAATTTTATTATATAGATGACATGCCTACCCTAGAAGGTAATCCAGTCTTATTGTGGGGTACGTTAGAAACATCTGGAATTCCTGTAAGTTATGATAATGAAAAACAAGAACTACCAGGATATGCTAATAGCAAATTAATTGCAGTGACTCCATATGGTATCAATGGCGAAAATCCTGTTAAATTGGATATTACTCGAAATGGTAAAGCACCAATATTATCTCCTAAATGGATTAATGTAGAATTTCCATTTGTTATTAGTCTTAAAGGAGATATTACTACAGTTTGCGACGGAGACGAAATAACTATATTTGATTATCCAAGTAGCAATAATGTAACGTGGCCAATTCAGCGAGAAATTTCAGGAGTATCAAATACTAATGTACATTGGGTTCCTACAACTACATATTTTCAACAAACAGATGCTAACGGATTTAATATTGGTGGTTTTGCTCGTAATAGTGTGTACTCACACGTATCAGCATTAGATACAAATATTTCTGCAGCCGTTGTAGCTCAACATACTGGATGGTTTAGAGATACTCCATTTGTTTGGGTATCAAATCCAGATAATAGAACAATTAATAGGATCGAATATCCATCACCGTTACCATATTATGCGGTATCATCATTATTATTCCCAGCAGTAACTGCATTAACCAACATTTACCCAGTTCCATATGTTTCATCGCTTTATGATGCTATGAGTTTGTCAGGTTATGGTGGTATTTTTGGTATAGCTGTTGATCCATGTTATGATGTATGGTGTACAGAATCCGAATTAGACAGGCTTCTCAAATACAATAATAGGGGTACGTTATTGTCTTCAATTAATTTGAAACAAATACCAGCTATAACTGCATTAAACCCAAGTATGTCTGCAAGCGATTATGCATTAACACCAGTAGGTATCGCATTAGATAGATCTGCTGGAATGTGGGTAACATTGTTTGATTCTGTATCAACGTTAAAATTTGATAAGTATGGAAACTTCTTATTCGCTGTTGTTCCTTCAGGTGGCAACATATTAATTCCAGATACTGATAATTCTATTAAACCATCACAGGTAGATACAGATATTCAAAACTATGCATGGGTTACTTATACCTCTGATGTAAGTAGTATTCTAGCAAAATATGATTTAAGTGGGAACTTAGTAATTCAAATCGATCAATCACCAGATTATATGTCGCCAGTAGATATAATTGTTGGAAGAGATAATTCGTTTTGGGTATCTAATACCTATTCTTATCAATTAAGTGGAAGTATTCAACATTATACTTCAGCTGGTGCATTATTAGCCACGTGGGATTTATCATCCGGTTGGCCAACCTATCTAACTTTAGATAGAGATGGTAGACCGTGGTTTACTTATGGATATTACAACGTAGGATATATTGATCCCGTATCTGGCATGATTGGATTTGTGGTATCCGGCGGCAATATTGATTTAGGTAGTCTATGGTTTGACGCTAGTACGCGATTAGATGAACAAATTCATGAAGGTATTGCTTGTGATGCCAAAAATAGAATATGGGTTATTAATTCTATTGAAAATATGGTTTATGTTATTTCATCAGGCCAAAATGTCTTTAATGAAGCAGCATTTGTATCATTCAAGATATGGCCCGACGATCAAATTAGTTGGTACAATGATAATAATACCAGTACACAATATACACTTACTAGTGAGTGGTATAAATGTGCTCAAGCGTATGGTGACTGGACAGGATATCGTTGGATTAACAAATATAACCCATATAATCCAAATATAACAATGACAGTTACTTTAACAGGTATAAGTAATGATTTTGATATTAAACCATTTATTAACGAATATGATATTCGTCGATTTAATGAGAGTTGGGATGCGACAACACAGATTCGAAGTTATGCTTTACCAGAACATATTTACAATAACTACAATTTCTGGGTTAATTATATTGGTCATGCAATTGGTGGTCTAGAAACAGATCAACAAGTGGGAAGATTATCTTATGAGAAAATAGCAAACTTTGTCAAAAACCACGGAGATGTTGATACAGCAAATATTAGACAACTATATTCATTAGCAAATGAAGTAGATGTACCAATAGACGATTTCAATTTTGTATACCCAGTTAATCTCGGAAGAATAATGGATATTATATCAGTTGATCATCAAAAGTTATGGGGCGCGCATTGCAAATGTGATCAGAATTTCTATACATCATACATTTGTCCAAAATGCGGCCATTCACATGCATCAAACCTAGGAGACACACTTGATGTCTATACGTATATGGTTACTGCTGATACGCGATTTGTAGTTAAACCTAAGTTCGGAACGAACTATACATTAATTACACCAACAGTGTACAACTCATTAACAACATATCCTGCATCAGCAGCAGCCAACTTAACTTGGTTACCATCGGCTGATTATATTTCGTACAATTTTTATGCCCATATGCCGTCAGCATGTAACGTTCAAGTTGATGGTGTTATTAATTGGTCAGATGGGTATACGACATTATCAGAAGGTAGTTCATCATTATCTGCTTGGTATGAAGATTTTCAAATAGTAGAAGAAATGCTTAACTATACTCTACATGCTGGATTAGATATGCAAAGGGATTAATATGGCAAAGATTATTTCTAAATATTCGCAGGCAAAAAACTTACAAGTTGAGTATACTAATCAACAAGAGTACATGGATGCTGTAGCAGCCCAACAAAATCCAAAGATTGCTGGTGATGTAACAACACCATATACTTTCTTAGAGTGGTATAAACGCAACGTTGGTATTATTCCTGGAGAAGAGTTTAAACAATATAATGAATACCTTAAGAATTGGTATAGTAATAGGTATACCCCAGCTAATACTGTTACCAGCGTTCGAGCAGACTACATTTCATTGCTACAACAATTAGCTCTTATTCTCAAAGATGAAGACGATACTGCATGGATGGCAGATATTAACTATAATGATAACCTAGAACTAGAGGATGCTATTCCATTTTTCGCTAGAAAACTTAAAGAGATAGCAATTTATATTGTTAATAAGAGAGAAGCTCTTAAACGAGCAAAACTAAAGTACAATATGGTTGGTACTAGTAATGCGTTAGAGAAACTCTTTTATGAATATCTACTAAAAGCATTTACTCAAAAGGATTTCGTAGTTAATGTTCCAGAACAGGAAATGTGGGCTACGTTCCCAGAACTATCAGCTGTTAAAAATGGATTTCAAATTAATATTCAAGAGTTGTATGATGATTCGAGTTACTTTGATAAAGATCCAACAATGCCGGCATCAGCATATTTTGATACAACAGATTTAACTTTAAGTGCATATTATGTTAATACTTTAACCTATCAAGAATCAGCAATTAATTGGCTATTTAGTACTGGTTTTGCTAATCTGTGCGCAGACAATCCATTAATATGGACGTTGTCAGATATGTTAAATGAATATGATGTTACCACAACAACTCAATTACCATTATCTGTATTCGAAATGCCTGATAAGAAAACTTTAAATGTATATGACCAATTTAAACTACCAGAAAAATATTTGGGAGAGAATCAATATTTCTTATCTGGTGGATATTTTACTTTAAAGACAAAAGATTTCGTATATGATTTACAAGCTGGTAATACATGGTTTTATTGGCCGTCTGGCGAGTACTTTAGAGAAATTCCAGAAGAGATCTACGACAGAATTTCATTATCATCAACAGCATTAATTGATAATGGAGCTACTGGTGGTTTAACATATCAGGATTCGGATAGAATATTTGTTCAAATGGGAAATGCAATATCAGGGGCATGGTTAAGATCTTCATTACTTAGCACAATTTTGCAAACCATGTCAGCTGTTATTCCTAATAGGCAACATTTAGTATTTAGATTTCCATATCCCGGTTATGGTATAAGTGGTGAAGGATTGGACTGGACGGGAAAACAATTAAGTAATATTGATACAACATTCGTTTATTTAGATGATACTACACAAAAAGAAATACTTGATTTATATTGGTCTAATGTAACCCCAGTATCAACATTTAGTGATATCTCAATACATAATACCGCATTAATCGATAATGGTAGTACTGCTTCTCAAACCTATAAAGATGCAGATAAAATTTCGGTCAGAGAATGTGCCAATGATGATAAATTACATGATCTTAATCCAAATAGTGTTTATAGTGATGGATTTGATTATACTTGGTTGTATAAAATATTGAATACAGATTTACCAATAAAGACTAATCAAAATTACATTTATTGGCCATTATTAACCTATCAATTAGGAGAAACGTTCCCATTACAAATTCCAACAAGTCAATGTATACCAATATCGTTGTCAAGTATTAATGTCGAGAATACAATGATTGGTGCTAGGGCTGGATATGGATTATATGATAGTGATATCATTTATAAGTTAGATTCTGCTACAGGGTATGCTTTAGCTTGTTCGTTTTTAAGTGGTGTTGATTTGAATACCTTGGTACCTAATGCCAGTGGTAAAATTCAACCATCATTTACATTAAAATGTAAACCTGGGGCCTATGAACAATTTGTATGGCAAGATAGTAATACACAAATTAACAATACCACGATTACCCATAAGAATCATCAATTAGATTGCCCATATATTCAGGCAGAGCATGAATCAATTTTCAATTCATCTGGTAAAACCTTAGAAGAGTTGGGCAGAACTAATACTGGTATGAGTAATTATAAATTATGTAATTGCAAAGCAATATGGTATTCGCCATTAGGTCATCCAGGATCACGGTATGACGAATATGACGAAATGGCAGATATCATATTTACTGATACCCAGTTCCCAAGCGCATTCGATATTAATACATGGCGCGGTAGAGATAATCAACCATATTATCAAAGTCAAGATTTTGCTTGGTTCCAATTAACAGGAACTAATCTTGAACCGGATGTAGGTTGGGGTAATGGTATGTGGACTACGGGCGCAGGTACTTCAACATTTACTCTATCTACTGGTGTAATCTATAAATATCTTCGAGCTAATTTAAGAAGAGCACCTGGAGAACTGTTTGTAGGTGCTGTACCGAATTTAATTATTAAGCAGCAACATTACAATACACCAAAAACAACATGGATGAAAGCAGCACTTCAGTCTGATGGTTCATGGGGTAAGACTAATGATGTAAGTGATATGGTATTAACACCAGGTGATTATTTACTATATGATCATATGGATTCTAATTGGTATTGTTTAACATCAATAGGTACATATGGTCAATCTTATGCCTATACAGCATCTGCAGTAGGAACAACACCATGGTCAAACTATACTTATGTAACTTCTGGACATGTATTAAAGTTTAATTGGCCGTCAACGTTTTATATAGATGGTCCATCTGCTGTACGGGCACAATTCCAAGCAATTACATGGTATGCACAAACACCAAGTGGTATCTATACTGCTAATAATATTAGTCCAGATACCATGTTTACAATATTAGCTGAGACCCCTGGTATATATACCATTACTGCTGTAGCAATAGATGTTAACAGTGGTAGTTATACCTATACTGATGTTCCAGCTGTTACTGTAGTCAATGAAGAATTAGGAATGTCACCTTCTGGATTCTTAGATATTACTACAATATATAATGACAGACTTAACTTCATTATTAACATTCCACTTAGTGGTTGGAATTATGGTACGCATTGTTATGATGGTATTTCTTATGGCGGTAGACCATTTTGGGCCAAAGCATATGATGACGATTCATCAGATACAAAACAAAAAGGTACTAATGTCTTCGGTGGAGGAATTAAATCTAACATTGATGACTATACACTTATTACTCAACCAACAATTGCTACAATACAATTAAGTAGTGATTGTGTTATTGATTACAACAACGTAAGTAATGATGATATAACTTGGATTCAGCCTATTAATTTTACGACCAATATTAATAATCGACAATGGAACAAATTAATTATTAATACTAATGTAATTTCACCACTTAGTACATATTTGTTTAATATTAATGAAGAATTGATTGCTTCAGCAACTAATGAGTCATCTGATATTGTATTATATCAACATCCTGATAGTACCTTTATTAACTATTGGGCAGTTAATCCATTTACTTGGACTCAAAATTTAACAGATTCAACAGTAGGCATTCCACCTACTGGTGGTTTATGGACTCCTGTTACTACCGGAGTTTTAGTCGAAACAATTGTACCATATGCGAATTTAACCAATAGACATTATCCTACAATTGCTAGTATGCCATATCTAACCAATCTATATTCAACGGAAGATAGTGGTGGATATTTTATACCTCGAATGTTAGGTATCAGTACTTACATTGGATCCAACTACGAAAATGTAATTGATTTATCTAAACTTACGACTTCTGATAATAGAGGATTATCAGGCACCTTCCAAGATATTGCAAATTACACTTCTAGCAGAGGGTTAACCCAACGAACACAAGTCAATCCAGTATCAACTAATAGTATTGATTCAAGTTGGACTAAAGCAAATCTTACTGAAGGTAATAAAGCTGGTATGGTTGTAAAGAATACAGAGTATCAAGAATTTATTCCGTATCAAACAAAGTATGAAAGTACTGGCAGAAATTTCAACGGATTAAGAACTCAAAATGATTCTTATGATCCATGGATTGGAACCATTGATAATATTTGGGAAGATCCAACAAACTTCCCAGCCAATTTCAGAAATGAATATCCAATTGAAGCTTGGTATAATAATCAATTACCAACAGATAAGTTAATTTATCAATGGAAGACAGACATATTTGGTAATCAATATGTATTACTAAAAGACAATAACAATAGAATTTATACTAAACGTTCAGCAACTGGTCAAATTTGGGTAAGAGATCAAAACGGTAAAACATCCACCGCAAGTATGGCATTAAGTAACGTCTATGACAATCTTACAGTTATATCACCACAAGTAAGTGCAGATCTAACTAATAATAAGATTAGTAACTTTGAGTTGTGGTTTGATACCTTAATGATTCAAACGACCGGTTATCTATTATTCAGTAAGTTAGAATTCGATTATGATACTAACACAATTTATTCGATTGCTGATAATGTTAATATTATTAATCTATCAGCTGATTCAGGAGGATATTTTGCAGGTACATGGTTATTTGATGAATCGAAATTAGTTACAATTTGTAATTTAGTATCAACCGCTACATCAATTTATCCAGAGTTGTACGTATTAAATCTTGATAGTAACAATTTAAGAAAAGAATATAGCCCGTTTACCTCAATGCAAAATCAGATGTCGGCTTTACGATTAACAGCTATCGAAGACCCAGTATTTACTTATAACAATTCAACCAAGAATTACAAGTTAGCATTTATAGGTTATGGTTCGGGTTACGGGACAGGTATGGTAGTAAATGTAATGACAATTAATGGTTCTATACCAGGATATGATATTTCTGTAACTTCCATAATACCAACTTGATAATCAGATACCCAATATTAAATAATTAAAATGAGCGCCTTTTTAACAGCACTAAATGTAACACCTTTAACAGGATTTATATCAAACGGTAACAAATTTGATATTGAATGGTTCTATACTGGTGCTGGTCCAACATATTGGGAAATATTGCGACATGTTAGTCCGCTTACAGATATTGGTCCTACGATGTTAGATGTATCAACATTTACTTCTTTAGCAACCACAGTTTCTTCAGTCATAACCTACGCTGATTATTTGAATGATGCAACAGATCCAGAAGGGATATATACTAATGCTGAGGTTATTGATCAGATAATACATACTCAACGTAAATTAACTTATTCTGTTCGTGGAGTAACAACGACGGAGACGACAGCAGCTAGCTGTTACATTAATCCACCAGCATTTACCTTACCCTATGTAACAACTACACATAATAATGGTTGGTTGGTTAACTGGTCAGGAAAAACTCAAGTTGTTTTTAATACTTTACATTTAGAGGGAGAACAAATTTGGGCTACAAAGTTAACTGCTTTAGGTGCGGGTTATCTTTCTCGAACGGCTGTTGATTCTAATTTTTATAGAAACAATTCATTAAATGAAGGTACCGTATGGGTATCAGATAGAGGAGATGGTCCACATGGCGGAGGCGGATCTTCATATGTGTGGAGATTAGATGCACATACCGGTACGGTACAACATATATATTCTTTACCAGGCACATCACAAACCTGCGGCCTGTGTGTTGATCCTCGAGATGGAAGTTGTTACGCTGGCGGTAATTCATCGGTTGTTTATAAATTAAAATTAGATAATACAGAACCGGTAGTTATTAGTATTCCTCGCAGCCCTTGGCCTTATGGTATTTATGGGATGGCATCTAATCCAGCTTTACCAAAACAAGTAGGTATTGTTTATGGAAACGGTCTCAAGAGACATTGGGATGATCCGAATATGTTTATTGGAGATTGCGATACTGGTTATGCATATCCACTTAATGTTCAAGCATATAATGCCGCTTACGGTTCTGATAGTCAATTATGGATGATAAATGCTATGGATGGATATGTTCGAAGGTATGATGGAACCACCATTACTGCATATTCTGTTTATCCAGATTCTCGACCTCATGAATATAGGGGTATTTGCATAGATAATTCAACTTCATCAACATCAAATTATAATGTATGGATTGGGGATACTAATGCATGGGAAATAAATAAATTTACATGGAATGGGACAACTTTAACACTTAATAAACGATATACAAGTCTGGCATATGCCCCAATGGGGATTGGGTGTGATTCGGAAAATAATTTATGGACTGTAGAGGGGCACAATTGCCTTCATTTAGATAAAATCTATCAAACAACAAATGCATCATCTGCATACCCATATGGTGGTGGTTGTAGATATCCAACAGGACCCTATAGTAGTTGGAGTGCTAGTACTGTTATTAACGACGCAGCAATAGAATATGTCTTAACGCGCGATCCGTCAACAATGGCTGCACCAACTTTAGCAGCATTTAATAATTTAATTGAAACAAATATTGGTACCTCAGAAACATTAACTTATAATGGTACAGATTATGATCGATACACATGGGGTATTAAAATTAAAGGAAGTAATACACAAGAACAGCATAATAATGCGGTAGCCTTTATTGCTGCATATAGCGCAGATTTGACAGTTACACAAGGTAGACGAATATATCCTAATTGCCCGGCATCAATTGATACCGTAATACGTTTTAGTTTCCCAACAACACCACCTGTTGGTGATTCTTATCAATATTCTGATTTTACTGGGTATATTGCATTTGCTGGAGATTTAAGTGCTAACAATTCAATTCCAATACAACCAGGTTCCTTAGTAACTACATCTTATAAGTTCCCAGATTATACTAATCCAAGTTTTATCGACATGTCATTATCAGGAATTTATTCATCACCAACATTAGAAGACGGAACCTATTGGCAAAATCAAATTAATAATGCCAATACAATTGAAACCTCTGGATATGATGATTTAACAGTAAGATGTAAACCTGATATCTATGATGGTTCATTTGAATTATCTGGTATTAGGTATAATTTTGGTGACAGAGATTATGATTTGGGTGTTACTGTTCCAAATAGTTATATAACACAAGTGATACCAGATTTACAACAAGATTATACTTATCATGACCCAAGTCAAAGTGGTAAACCCAATGCTAGATGGATCGGATATCCAGGTGAAGACAGTGGTACCTATTTTGTAAATGCTACAGCATATTATAATCATAATGTTTATCTTACAGGTACCAACCCCCAAACAACATCTAATACCGAACCAGGATCTGCAACAGTTTGGGAACGTTGGCCAACAGCACAATTTTATTTGACTCCGTTAGATACAACATCATTACGTTTATGGTTGTGGAGAGAATCGATTTATAGAGCTTATGGTGATAATGGTCTTACACCATGGTCGGCTAATAGAATTATATCCGGTACTGATCCTGTATCTGCATTGTTTAGTGATATGTCAATAGCTAGGACATGGGCTCTTTCAAGTTGGACTATTGATTTTGGAGATCATAATAATTATCCAGCATTTTTCACTTCATTGGGTTATACTAATAGCGCATTTTTAGATACCGTGGACGCTAGTTATTCTCCAAAAGATGCAACAACACTTCATGCAAATTTAACCTCTCATTTATATTGTAGACCAGGTACTTATTATGCGACCTTATTTGTAAGAGCAATTAATACCGAAACTGAATCAGCAGAGTTAAATACAATGAATATAGCGGCAACGCAAGAAGTTCGAGTTTATGAATTAGAACCATTTGCTAATTTCTTAACCTTAGCTGTTTCGACAGTATCAAGCAGTTATCATGATGATGCAACAACACCAATATGGGGTCAATTATATGTTGATGAGCCTCCAGTATTAAATACAGTAAATCTAATTTCTGGATATGCACCAAATCTTACTATTACTTGGATGGAATGTTGCATGCCCCATTCTTATCCAATTAGTGGATATGATTGGAACTTTGGTGATTATTATAATGAGATTCAAAACCTTTCGTCAATCAGTGCTTTAAATGTAACGGTCGATTATCCTTGTTGGGAAACAGATCAATCATATCATCGAGTTATTCATACTTATGTAATGCCAGGAATATATAATGTAACACTTTGTGCTTCTGCTAGTACAACATCAACACAATCATGTTGTGCAAAAAATCTATATGTATACGTTGATGAATTATTACCTGAAGCTTGTTTTACTATTGGGGATTCATTAACATCGTTCGGTGTAACTCCTTCTGGTGAAGCACCATTAACCGTTTATTTTAATCCGTCATGCACTATACCAGGATCGTTCCCAATTTGCAGAATGGATTGGGATTTTGGTGATGGAACAATGACTACTGTTACTAGACGCCCATCGACAGAAAACACTTACGGAATTTATCCATTCCCAAGCGATCTTAATGATCCAAGAAATATTATTGTAAGTCATGAATTTACTAGAACATTAATATCTCAACCATCTACCTTTATCGTAACCATGTCTGCTTACGCATGTAATACCAACACAATGGATTCTACCTCTGGTAGTTTTGTAACCGATTATAATGTAGGACCAATTACTGTTCCTGCAATAGATTTATCAGTTGGAAAGAGACATATTATTGCAAGTCGATCTTACAATAATGAAGATGATTTATTATTAGTATTTGAGGGCGAAAATAAACCAGTAACCTATAGTGTTTTAATATCAGGAACTTAATATGAACAGTATATCAGTTAGTGCAGGTAATGTAATATCTCTATCAGCTATGTATCCATATGATACAAAGCTAGATTTACTATATAATATCCATGCTTTTGATGATGGATATACTTTCTTGCACAATCCAATATTAGATGGAGCTAAGGATGTTAAATTTGGTAAAGATACCTTATTCTATATTTCTTCAGCATCAGAGTTTATCAATTATATGCTTGATGTATCTAGAACAATCAATATTCTTGATCTAGCATTCTTTACTACATTCCAATTAGATAATGGTACCTATTTACTCAACACCAATAATACGTTATATGTTTCTGCAGATGCAAGTCCGTTAGATGATATCAAATTTTTCAACATTGTTCGAAATATAGATGGTACTATTTCACTTTTTCAAAATGGGTTATATGTTACTGTTAGCAGAACCGCTCCATATAATCTTACTTTAGAATCTCAATATAGTCCAGACGAATATAATCAACAAAAATTCAATTTTTATTTGGTAGGAAAGCATTTGTTAATTTCAACAGTATTCACTAACCCAACGATCTATGGCCCGACTATTATTCAACGATTCGTAAGTGATAGTCCATTAACACACAATGCACGAGCTGTAGGATTAATTAGTGATGATGATTATTCCGGTAGTAATGATTACATGTTTAATGTAACCTTTTATGCTAGCGCGTTTAATACAGGATTTAACAGTTCAATTAATTGGGTTAAGTACTTTAATGACTTTAACAACAAGCAACACAATAAAGATGTTAACATTGACAGATCGATTAATGATATCAGTCAGAACTATTTGATTAGTTTACCATACAAAACAAAGATAACAGGCAACACATCCGAAGTTAATATTAACAATTTAAAGAATATCGAGACTCCAGAATATGAATTTGCTACAGCACCATATATTAGTGGTGGATTATCATTATCATCGGTAGATACACCAGAGGCTATTAAACGAAGAGAATATGAACAGATTTTTATGGGTACTAATCAGGATGAAGGATATGACAATCCATTCTTAGAATTTAGTGCTTATACAAAAGCAATGACATTTGTAAAAGATGCATTAACATATTTTCATTATCCTATTACCGCTCCAAGAATTGCACTATCTGCTGCTGGGTTAGTTGAAGCTGGATCAATTCCGGGTACTTCACCTGTTAGGGCAGATAAGATTTGGAAGAAAATGGCTAATTACAGTAAGAATATCCAATGGGGTAATTCACAGCAATGGCAAAGAGGTACCTTCCTTTGTTCTTGGTTATCTGGATCCGAAGATTACAATCCACATGTTAAGGGAGTATGGAAAGATAGATGGTATTACCCAGGTTATATTACTCCTGTTCAAGCAGGATCAGCTGTTGAGATGGTTTATTTTGGTCATACTCCGGTAGTATGGGATGAAGATTCTTCAATGACGTTTGACCCTGGAGTATGGTACAAGTATTATCATAAGGGTGAAGACGGTAACCTAACTATTGTTAAATCCTTAACAGGTAATGGAACAGCTTTAGGATTGTGGCTTGATGAATGGGCAGCTACAACCATAGATAAATCACCCAATGATAATGATGGTATTATTCAACCAGAGTTCACTGATGATATGGTTGTTGGCGACAATTTAAAACTTAATGGTATAGATCAAGAGTGTTTTGTTCCTTATAATTCTACGTATAATACCAATGGAGAAATAACAGTATCATTTTGGGCTAAAGCAAATGATTGGAATAATGTTAAAGGTAATCATTTTGTTGATAACAATTTCCGTGGTGGTTGGAGTATAGGATATTCGAATGGTTTCTTTACACCAATAGTCCCAACTTTTGATACTACTTATGGGCATGTTATTCTATCCAATAATGATAATAGTATTTTGACCGATACCTTAATTCCAATATCAGGTGCAGTATATGCAGATCCTGTAGCAATTCTTATTGATAAGAATTTATTTACATGGGTTTTAGATAATGGTGTCAATAAGAGTTTATATAAGCTTGATTACAATGGTAATATACTAAAGCAAATTCATTTTAGTAATATTACCCTACAAGATATGGTATTAGACCGAGATCAAAACATCTGGATATTAAATTCTAATCAATTATCAGCAATTAATACTTTTGGTTATTTAGTATCAACAGCAACCGGTACTGGTAATAGTATTGATGTTAATAAATCCAATACTATTATCGTATCCGACTATTCAGATATTTGTGTTGATAATAGTAACAATGTTTGGGGCATTTCTGCTCAAAATGTTTACAAGAATAATCTGTTAATGTTAAGTGGTACTAATATTAGTCGCCTAGCTTGTGATAAGGATAACAACATTTGGTTACTTAATACAACGACAGATTTCATTAAGTTAAATAACATAGGAGCGTTTATTCTATCTGGATCCGTAACAAACAACCCAGTAGTTTCATCTCGTGCTATAGGATTTACTAACGAATATTCTGCAGGACAATATAAAGATTATGTATGGATAGTACAAGGATCAGACCAGATTCTATATAAGTATGATATTGTAGGAAATTACGTTTCTGATAATGTAATCACTAATGGTATTGATTTAACTCAATATCTATCACACAAAAAATCAACAATACAATTTAATGCCAACGGAGATTTTACTGGATATGATTGGGATAGAAAGTTTAGATATTTAGTTTATGGTGGATCAGTAGTAGAAGCTAAGCTAACTTTAGGAAGTTTAATATCTTCACAAACATTAGTATTAACTCAACCAACATCAACCTTAAGTACCAATGATATACACCAATTTGTTATTACTTATGATACAGATGGAACTTATAAGTTCTATGTTGATAATGTACTAAGAGATTCAGAAAGTGTTGCTGTTGGTTCTTTAATTTATCATGAATATGAAAATGGATTAGTTATTGGTGGTAATATGGGTAGATCTGTCGATTTGGATACAGAACTAAAAACTAACAAATATCACTTTGAAGGTCAAATTAGCGACGTAAGAATCTATGATTGGCCGTTAAATAATTCTGATATTGGACATCTATATTTTCTTAAATCTGAATTTAAGGATTTAGTTTGGAATATGCCAACTGGGGTCCAGAACTACTTAGAAGAGGTAGAGAGATTCTTTAAGCATAAGTTACCAGGATTAAAATCGCAATTTTACAATATTAAGTTGAATGGGTTACAAATAACAGATACTAGTACAAGGAGTTTAATTGAAACCATAATTAGAAATACGGTTACAAAAGTAGCTCCAGCATATACAGAGTTATATCGAATAATTTGGGATTAATATGTCTATAAACATTACAGAAATTAATAAGACAGATTTATCAGTTGCTGTAAATGCTGCCTCAGACGTCGATACAGTTGATTATAATATCTCATGGTTTTGGGAATCTTCGGGAATAACAGCATGGAGTACTAACTTAGCATCTTGGTATACTGCTAGTACTTCTGATTTAATGAGCAATTTAAGTTCAATGGTATTTTTAGCTAATAGTGATTATTTAACATCTACCATTACCGTTTCTTGTGGATCTGATGGAATTATATTAAATTCTTATGATTTCTACTCACAACATCTTTACGTATTACCAATATCTTCAACTGTTTATAATATTGAACTAAATGTAGTATTACAAGAAACATCTACTAGTGCAATATCATCACTTTCACCTCTATCAACAGTGATATGGTCAACCTTCGGAAATATTGCAGCCATGTGGATTAATGGGGCTTCAGCTGGTCAAGTATTTCCCCTTTCAGCAACATTGTCTGGTTTTGTTGTATCTGGAATTGATTATCTAGATATGTTTACTCCACAAACAGCTGATCTTGAAATTAATTATCCGTTTTATGCATACGTTACTGATTCAAATCGAACAACAGGAACGTACGTTTTTACAGTTAATAGTAAAGATATTAAACTATCACCTTATATGTATGATACTGCTGATTACACAGCCACAGCCGTATCAGTAGAATTACAAGGATATGATACCTTTGCATTAGATACAACAGCAATGGTTGCTTGGAACATATCTTCAACTCCAGGATTAACAGTTAAAGCAGTCGATGATAGTGTTTATACAATGTATACAATTGATACCTATGATAATTTAAGTGCTATCCAATTAGAGTATACGAATATTGATACTTCTTATACTATTGGTACTACTGCATATAATTTAACACTTCCAACAACATCTGGTTATACAACATTGACTGGGTCAGTAGTATATACACCACAATTGGAACCAACATCAATAACAATTAGTGCTATTAATTTTAATAATTTACCATTTATTCGAAGTTCGCAATTTAAAGTAAAGGGATATAGACCAGGTTATGGATATCATGATGTAGGAGATCAATATAACGTTAGATGGATTATGTCTCAACCTGATTTAGATAGTTTTTGGGCCTATGATAACAATCACAGCCTTTATACCTTTGATATATCTAGTGGGGTTGGAGCTTCTGGGTTGGCTATTAACTTTGATACCTTATGGGCTTGTATTACTACCAATACTTTTACTGCAGCTCCAAAACTATGTAGTTATGCATTAACAGCTGAATATATTAATAGTACTGGGACAATACTTTTAACCTCTTATAGTTTTACTATAGATGAATTTCCAGCTCCTTCAATCTTTGATGTTAACTTTAAGCTTAACAATGAAGACACAGCGTATACGCATAATATGTTTAGAGCTAATAGTGCCTATAATGTTACACCGGTTATTGGAACCAATACGTCAAACATTCCTGGATTTGTATTAGGAACTTATTATTGGAACTCTGGTGGATCAATTGGAACAGGTACACCAATTTCGTTATATTCAAGCAATTTAAACAATGACAGCACTGTTACTATTACAATGACAGCCTATAGTGTTTTAGCAGCTGGATGGTTATTACCTCATAGTGATGCCAATTACATTAATTTACGTTTTGGAGATTTACTATCAGCTGATTTTGCAGTAGCTCCTACCTATGCTTGGAATACTAGTGCTTCTAGGATTTTAGTTGGATCGGAATCTGTTTTAGCACTATCGCCTGGTGCATCTTCATATGGTGAAGGGCATACTGAGGCATTTATTTTAAGCGCAAGAACATTAGACGGAACCAGTTATAATTGGCTTATTAATACTGTTCCTTATACAGGACGTGTAGCATCAATCAATGTAGGGTCAGTACCTAATGATACATTTAATGCAACTGGTACTGCAGTAGGTCTTACAGTATACAATAATGATTTTCCATCAACAATGAGCTTATATCATACTGCAGATTCTGGTGTAGCAGAATATTATCCTAATTTTAAATGGACCACTACTAGCAACAGTAATAAGCTTTTTCAAAACATAAGAGTATTTCCATACGAAAATGTTATTGCATCAATGGGTCCATATACCAATGAAATTATTACTCTCACAAGTATGGATTTAACTGCTATTAAGAATTTAGGATTTGGACCAGTTAGTCCAGTAAGAGTTAGTACCGATGCATCATTGTGGGTATTATCAAGTGCTAAATGGAGTTCATCAATTACTACTAATACTACTAATTTCAATTTTACTCTCACTTCTGGTAACGGTGTAACTCCTGGTACAATTAGTCAATATGATAGTGCGATTGTATTTACACTTAGCGTATCTGGAACAATTGGTAAAGATATTCCAGATTCATTATATTCTCCACCATATGATTGGCAAACAATTTCTGAAACCTATACTATTGCACCAATAACAATGACTGCGATTAATTTACCAGAGTTGAGATTGTTTACTACAACACCTTATGTATTAACAGGTCAAAATGTTACATTTACCAATGGAACAACACCTAATGGTAATATAGCAACGTTTACGTTTAATAACGGTAATGGTCAAACTACAACAGTAGCAGATTATAGATCCTTTACTACATCCTATACAGCTGTTGGGGTTTATTCAGTAACATTATCAGCTACTACCAATACCGGATTTTCATATGCCAGTACTTATCATGATGCTGTTCATGTAGTCGCTGGCTATCTCCCATTTAATAGTAATATTACCCGAGTCTATGGTGAAGTATTGTCATTACCATATTCACTAGGTGAAACATTGATTCCACCAAACGAATGGGTTACACATGATAATATTAATGCGGCATTTGATAAGTTAAATGATAATTTATCATATATAGAAGAAAAATCTCACGTGTACGTACAACCACCAATCAATTACTTAGGTTGGTTAGGTACCGCTATTGCTGATAGTAATCTTCATTGGAGATTGGGAAGCTCAGTAAGTGCGGTTGCCGGTACGCTATCAGATGCTAGAGATATTGCAGTAAAGAATAATATGCTTTATGTTATTAATGATACTACGGTATATGTATTATCTTCTGATTATAATGCCACTATTGCAGGTTCTAGAACCTATAAGACTATAGGAGAATCATTTGTTAATCCAATAGCTATTGATGTTGATTCAAGATCAAGAATCTATGTATTGGATTCAACTAAGAATAAAGTTATGGTATTTTCATTAGATACTACTTTAGCAGATCCTTGGAGACTATTATATGAGTGGGGTGGATTAGGCGGAGCCTCAGCTAGAACAAAATTCCAAAGTCCTACTGATCTCTATGTAGATTCAAACGATCATGTTTGGGTAGCTGATGCGGGTAATGGTGTAATTAAGCAATATAGTGGTTCCGGTGGTTGGTTACAAACAATAGCAAGCCCATATATGGCTAACATAATAAGTGTAGCTGTTGATAGTGATCATAATCTTCATGTGTTAACTAGTACTAATATTGTTAAATTAACCAATGCTGGATCTTTACTCAAGATCTATAACTATCCTAATACTAGTGGGGCTTTACCAAAGAGGATTATACCTTCTTATGACGGCGGATTTGTATACGTATGCTTTGCTGATAAAATTATCAAGATTGCTACCGATGGTACCAACGCATCGATATTTGCAGACGGTATTAGTAATACCTATAGTGGTATCTATCATGATTCAAATAGAAACTTTTATATTGCTAACAAAATAGATATTCTAAAATACTATGATACATTAGTAACCCTATCAATCAAATTAGATACAGATAGTTTGGTTTGGAATATAAATGATATTAATATCGATAAGGATGAGTTTATCCAAGATTGGGTTTACAATAGAAGTTTGTCAAGATTGTGGGACAATATAGAAATAATAAAGAGATCGATTATTGGAACAATAATTTCGACTAAATCAAGTACAGGTGGAACCATTCTTACCATTGGTGGATTTACCCCAGAAGAATATATTTCAGCCACTGGTACCGCAGCAAAATCCAATGTATTTGTTGGTGTTAATGAATTTGTTACAGCACCAGTTGTTAATAGATGTTTAACCCAATTATACGATATGGAAGAAAAGATTTTAGAGTTAATAAGTTAGTGAATACTGTAAGAATAATGGTTCTTTTTAACTATATTTGTTATTTTCGAACGAAGTTTTATATCTAACAATAAATATTTCCGAGCCTATTAGTGCACACCAAGATATAAAAGTGTGACCGAATTTCGGGCCTAAAAGGAGTAATAAATGTCTTCAGGAAGATTCCATTCGAAATGGCACAGGGGATCACATCACAGTTACACACATGTAAACGAACCAGATAGCGCCCATGATCCTATTGCATCCCAAGCACTTCCATTCAGGGGAGAGTTTGTTATCAATGGTCAATTAAGTGCAATGGCACTCTCTGCCGCCGTTGGTATATTTACCAGTCCTGGTGCTATAGCACTCGATTTAATTGGTCCTTCTTATACCATTAATAATGATTCTGATTTTAGGTCATCCCAGTTAAGTGTTAGAGGTAATGGATTAGCTAAATTTGAAAATCTTACTGCTACATCAATATGGACTGATAGTCTTTCTGCTCACCATGCAGAAATTGAGATTATTGATGTTACTATTCGAGAAACAAGTGGATTTGTTGTAATGGGTGACATGCCACCAGAATTAGGTATTCCAATCTATGCTAATGGTGATAATGTCTTCTTAAGTGGTGCTGCTCTTTCTGGTAACTCGTGGGGATCTTTTGATGGTGATTTATTAACTAAACGAGATTTGTTTGTAAGTGGTTCTGCTCATATTGGTGGTGGATTATCACTAGTTGGATGCTTAACAACCGATTGCATTATGTCATGGCCGGGAGCTAGTTCTATTAATGTATGGAACAGCTTTGATATGCATGGTTATTCTATTTCTGGTATTGGTAATGACTCTTTAGTATTTGATTCTGGAGCCAAAATTCAAAGTGATCCTGATAAACGTATTAGAGTAAATTCTTATAGTTATGCAGAATCAATTGTATCTGGTACTTCAGCATTAGGACAATATTCCCACGCTGAAGGCGAGCAGACTATAGCATCAGGTAAAGCAGCACATGCTGAAGGTGGTAGCATTGAGGCATCTGGTGACTATTCCCATACAGAAGGTAATTTAACTAACGCTGTTGGTACTAATTCCCATGCTGAAGGATATTCAACAAGAGCTCAAGGTACTAATTCCCATGCTGAAGGTGAAAATACAATTGCGTGGTCTACTGGAACACATGCTGAAGGATATTTAACCAACGCAAATGGCGAATATTCCCATGCTGAAGGTGATGCTACAATAGCACTTGGAGTAAATTCTCATGCCGCCGGTACACATGCACAAGCAACACATGATAGATCATTTATTTGGAGTTCAGCGACAACCCCAGTATCAACAACTAACACTGATCAATTTATGGTTTGTGCAATAAGTGGTGTAGTATTAGGACAGAACTTATTTGTTTTGGGTGAAATTACAGCCGACGGTGGCAATAGTAATCAATGGAATTCTGTTTATAGCAGTGTTGCTAATACTAGTGCAAATTGGGATTCGGTTTATAGCAGTGTTGCTAATACCAGTGCAAATTGGGATTCGGTTTATGGATCAGTTAATAATCTGAGTGCGTCATGGGTATCAGATTATACCACAATGAATAA